TTGGAATGACTGACTATCAACAAGAAATTAAAGACTTGACTGTCACAAAGTCCTTGCGACTTCTGTGTAATGGTTTCAAGAGTGAGTTTGCTACATCAGTATTTGCAGATGAACGAACGACTGAACTTTTGCATCAACTTGCAAGTGAGTTTGTAGATGCAAACATTCCTGTGATTGATGAAGATAATCAAATGGAACTTGCACTGATGCTGTTAGAATCTCTGGACATTATTGCACGATGACGACAATATTGATTTGGTTACTTTTATGGATTTTACTTTCTATTCCCGTTGGAATAGTTACTGGGCATCTTATTGAAACACCTGATGACGACAACTGACAAACTGATCTTCATCTCTTCATTCATTTGGTTTTTGCATTGGGGTCAATGTCTTTCATTCAAACTTCTGGATATGGTTATAACAAACGCCTCTGTGAGGACGTTACCACTTGGTTTCTGAATAAGTTTCTGCCCCGTCACAAAATTGAGGTAGAGATTCTTCATCGGGGGTTAAGACGTGAAGGTGTTTATGGTTATTGCGACGTTGTGGGTGAATCTTATCGACCCCGTGAGTTTCTGATTGAAATTAGCACCTATTTTGATGAGGAGTTGTATATAAAAACTCTTTTGCACGAACTGACTCATCTGAGACAGTGGGTGGTCGGTTCGCTGCGGTCCAAGCGTGGAAAAATGTATTATGGTAAAGTTCCAGTCGAACTTTATGACTATTGGCATCAACCACACGAAATTGAGGCACGGGAGCAAGAAGAAACACTATATGTGGAGTATCTGACTGAAAAAAGAGGTGTGCCAGTTCCCAAAGTGGTACGGTGGTTTCCGAACCGCCTCATGCAGGCAGTATAATACAAAGGTAATCGACACGCACCTCTCATGCTTACTGGTGATGCCCTTCTGGCAAAAGTAAAAGAACTTAGTATGGTTAGCGACACCGTTCAAGATCAACAGATCCGCCGCACCATTCAGAAAACGATTGAGCAGGAAATGCCTCTGCATTTGTTGAAGCGCATTGTTTATGAGGTGCGCTGTGAAGAAATGGGCATTTGCCCTGATGGATGGAAACTCTATCCTGAGGAAAACTGATGAAAAACTATCGTGTTCGTGTTGAAACCTACGATGGTTGTATGACCATCTGGTATGAGAAATCCAAAGCAAAGAAAGCACCAACTCTCATCTGCAATCGTGTTTATGAACAACTGTGTGGATTGAATGTTAAAGAGATTGATGTGAGTTTGTCTGTATGAAACCCATTTACATTCGACAGTTTGTGAATCGTTGGTATCTGGTCTGGACCGATACTGGACAGACTATTGCATCATTTGCATCTGAGTTTGAGGCATATTCTGCCCGCCGTGCTATGATGAATTCAAAGAAATCTATCGTATGAAAAAGTTTCTTCTTTTGACCACACTTTTGTTCACATCACCTTCATATGCACAAGAGGCAAAAACTTATCAACCATTTCGTTATGAAACTTCTTGTGCTTTGATGTATCAGGGTGAACCAATGACTGACTTGTGTGTTGTGATTGAAACCCGTGAAAAAGGTGGATTTCTTCGCACTCGTAACATCTTTTCAAATCGTTTTGGTCTATCAATCAAATCTTGGTTTGATAAGAAAGAAGGTTTTATGACTTGGGACAGTCATAATAAGTTTGCCTATAAATGGGAATATAAATTTGGTAGTGTTGGTCAACTTGGATCATGGTCAAGTGTCATGCCTGGTTTTTATGTTCAAAACGTATCTTGGGACTAAATGTATGGAAGAAATTAATGTAAATTTAAATGTTTATGAAGTAGGTATCGTTCTTTCCGCATTGCAGAACTTAACAATTTCTGATGAAAGAATGATCGCAAGAGAATATGGAAGTGTTTCGGCACTGTATAACAAACTCTATTCCTACTGGGAGCAGATGGACACTTCAGAAACTGGCATACGCAACGATGTGGTGCCGTCCTTCTGACCTATAATACAAAAGTAATCAAGGGAGGACCTGATGGCACTGGCACAACTCTCCACGCCACAACTAACCAGCAAAGACGGCAACATGATTGTTGACTTCTATCCTGTGAAGACTCCCTATGGTGATATTAGCAAAGAGTGGTATTTGAAGATTCTGACCTTCAAAGAAGCGGGTCAAATGTCCAAGAAGTTTTTGAACCGTGTGGAGATGCTTTTGGAGATTCGTGAGCGTTTGGCACTGGGTTACATCGAAACCCGTGATAATGCGAATCTACCTCAGGTTGGTAATCCTTTTCATGGTGCCTGCTGATGAAAACGTCCTATATCTTTCTTGCTTTGATTGCCATTCTGATCTGGAATGCACTGATCATCAAACGTGATCAAGAAATGTTCAAGGCATATGATCAAATCTGTGTCGAACATTCACAATCTCACCCCAATTGTCGTTACGCAAAATGATTGCCTCTCTTTCTCCGCTCTGGTATCAGTATTATCTGATTCTTCAAGAAGATTGCCCTGAACTGGTTGATGATTACATTGAAAACACTGCTGCTCGTCTTGAAATGACCGTTGATTATTTTACGGCAGAATTTCTATGGTAGTTGACAAATCTTTCTCATTCATTTAAAATCGAGGAGTAATTTAGAAATACCAATGAAATCTCTTTACATTGTTGACTACTGGGTTCCGTTTCCGTCTTCCGAATATGGTGGAGTCGTTTCACTGATTGCCGAAAATGATACGGAAGCATTTGAACTTCTTTCAGAAGAAGAAGGTTTTGATGATCGATATCATAATCTGATCATGCCAAATGTTGTTAAGGCGCAGAAGTTTGCTTTGGTGGATGAATATGAATCTGGTATCATTGATGCATTTACGACATGAAAGAACAAACAAATACCAATGGAGAAGTTCTGTCTCTTTTTACCTCTCCAGTTTTTATCACAACATTTGATCAAAACTTCAACGACTCTTCGGCGTTAATCGACCATGTTGTTCATTTTTTGAAGAAGCAAGAGACGACGAGTAGTTCGGCGGTACATTTGCGTAAGGGAGATCAACTGCATCTTCTTGATGAAATGCAGGAGTTTTGTGATGGCATTCTTAAACTGGGGAAGAGCATTTGTGAGTTCAATCAACTGGTTTATGATGATCTGTACATCACCAGTATGTGGGCAAACTTTTCAACGTCCGAAACCTATGTTCATCCTCAACACATTCATCCAAACTCATATTTGAGTGGTGTGATTCATCTGAAGGGACCAGAGTTTTGTTCTGGAACAACATTTTGTGATCCACGCCCCGCCGTACAGGTTTTGGAACCAGACTATAAAAAACCGACTCTATTCAATACCAGTCGTTATACCGTTCCTTTTCACCCTGGAAATGTTTTAATCTTCCCCTCCTGGTTGCCACATTCCGTGAACGAATCTGAGATGCCATTTAAGAACGATGATGTTCGAGTCACACTCAGTTTCAATCTCATGTTCAGGGGAAAAATTTCAAAAATTTCTTCACCTCTTGAACTGAAATAATGGAACAACTGTATCGTATTGAAGATTACTCCACCACTGGATGGAGTTTAATCGAACCACATCAGCGCAAACTGACAAAAGAAGAATGTAGGCAACAACTTGAGATTTACATCGAAAGTGGATACAATCCCAATCATCTTCGTGCCGTTCCCGATGTCGATTGATTTTCCTCATTCACCACCAGAAGGTTATTCTTATGAACAAGTTTCATTTAAAACTCATGTTGTTGCAATCTGGATTCATAATCATCACAGGTTTAGTTACAATGGCGGTGGGACTGCTCGTAGTATCTGGGGATTCTACAATCAAAAAACCAAGTGTTACCACGCTCCTGCCAACTCCAAGACAATCGGTGATAAAGTAAACATTGAGAATACGACTCCTTATTCCGCAATGATTCCAAAACAAACTCCACTTGAATCTGCCTATGTATGAACCAAAGGTCAATGATTATGTGAAGTGGAAAGAACACATTGAGGGGTGGGTCTATTTCAAGGGCGATGAATACATCACGATTGAGATGGGAGTCAAACCCAAAGATGATAAGAACTATGAGGCATGTTCGATTCACCGTAACGATCGTTTATTAGCTTTATGTTATAAACGACAGTGGAAAGAACTGGTATGCCTGGGTCATCGTGAAAATAAATATTCTGAGACCATTATCAGAAAAGAGAAGTGAAAACTTTCAAACAGTTTCAAGAACAAATGACTGCTCCAAAGTTAATGAATACGAATATGCTTGATCTTCGTAGTTCTCAACAAAAGCAGAAAGAAATCAAGATTGAGGCGGATTTACTTCCGTTTAATCCAAAGATCGGTGATCGTTACAAGACTTCTCAACTGACACCAGGTCAATCGCAAATTCCAAATGAACCAAATCTAATTCATATTGATTCAAGAAACCCAGGACAAAAGTTAAGAGATCTTCAACTGAATGTCAAGTATTATGGAGGTTATCCACCTAAGGGACCAAAATGAAAAGGAGAAAAACGTTATGGAGATTCTGGGCAAAGGCACTAGGCGAAAAGGCATCAAAAAATGACAGAGAAGCAGATCACATTGCTCGTTTACGGACTGTTATATTCGGCACTTATCTCATTACTAACTTATTCATTATTGCAGGAGTCGTAAGACATTGGAATGACAATGAAATACCAAGTTGTATACTTCAAATCCAAGAAGAACAAAATCACCAAACAAACCGCAATTTTTTATAACATTGAGGATGCCACATTATGGGAACAACACGTGAAGAAACAAGGTTACATAGATTCAGAAATACTCCCAATCTTCTGATTTCTATCTATTGTCTACTTTCTGCACTATAAGAATGAGATTCAACCGAAGAACCAAAAGTAACCACGCCAGGTATACTTACCAGGATTGCGTAGACTTCTTACAATTTCAGTATTGTATTCTGAACCACCAAGATCTCTCACAGCAGCGGCAATACTTTCATACCGAACTTCAATGAGTTCGGTTTTTTTATTGACACCAAATACCGCTTTTTTCTTATTCTTGTCTTCTAAGATCTGCCAGCGATGACCATAGGCAGTTCTATATTTACGGGCAGCATTTAGTATATTTCCATTTGCATTCGGATCACCTGTCACATCTGTTGCCGCATCTCTTGCACTGTCATAATCTTTGCATACACCAGTTTGTAAGTTCTTACCTCTTATCTTTAATCCAAGATGTTTACCATTACCACGTGTATGCTCATTAAATGGTTTTAAGTTATCTGCATTATAGTTTCTTTTTACAGGTATCTTCCGTTTTTCCTGTATTATTTCCTCCGCTTTTTCTACATTAACAGGAGCAGGATTGTATTCGGGTTTATATTTTTCAATCCATTCATTTAACTTACTGTCTAAACATGTATTATCATATTCATCCAGTTCTTTTATCATAAAGTTATGCACACCATACTGACGAAATGCCTTATGTAAGGGTTCGGATGACATTCTTTTAGAACGATCTATGTGGTGTACCCATTCTTTGTTCATCGCAAGTGTGGTGTTTCCGACGTATTTTTCACCTGTTTGCTTGTTGAGAATAAGGTAAATGATGCCTCTTTCCATAGTTATTGTATGGTGTAACAAAGTGTATAGTATATAGTGAAATGTGATTTATAGTATACTATGAGAAACCTATTCTATACAATACCGAAATTTGTGGGTTATGTATTCGGAGGTACATTTAACCTATCTTTAAGAAAAATATATTTGTGTTTTTTATAATATTCTCAATAATATTTTGTAAATGAGAATCAAATGAGTATATTGTTGAGAATGCCTGGTCTTATGTGTTAATGCTTCTGAATGCTTGTAGAAACCTTCTGGGTCTTGTGTTAATGCTTCTGAATGCTTGTAGAAACCTTCTGGGTCTTGTGTTAATGCCTCTGGGTCTTGTGTTAATGCTTGTAGAAACCTTCTGGGTCTTGTGGGCTTAGCGAGCGTACCATAAGAACGCGCAGTTGTCAAGTCCCACCGCCCGCCGAAATGCTCCGAGACCCACACAAGATCTCGAATAGACTTGACATTCTTATAAGTTCGTGTTAAAATCTAAACGAGAATACTCATAAACTCAGCGAGACCGTATATATACTGGTATGAATCTCGACGAGCTCTACATCTAGTCTAGATTGCATCTCGTCGAGTTTTATGCTACAATACGAAAGCGTTCACAAATCTCGACGAGCTTATGTACGACGACTACGATCTCGACTACACTTATAGTGGCAACGATTACGCAGATCTCGATGAGTACTATGCACGAGATGCACAGGAACTCGACGAAGATTATGCACGAGATGGGCAAGATTACGAATCACTTGCATATCGACATTATGCATGATAGAATCTAGACACATATACATCTAGACCTCATGTTAGCACAAAAGCGCATCATACAGGTTACACTCGACATCATGTGTTATGATGATCTGGATCTAGATAATATTAATTGGCGAGAACTATTGCAACTCGAAGGTGATGAGGATATCCATTGTAGGGTGAAAGAGTTCGATCCGTTCGAGTAATGTGCCAGTTATAAGACTGGTTCTGATTCTCAATAAGACTCTTGTTATTGAGAATGAGGACAGTTGGGAAACTGGCACATGGGGGGTTGATATCTGCCACGTGGTGGGTTAGTATACATTCGTTCTCAAAACATTTCACAATGCTTGACACTGATCTGCTGATTCGGTTTGAGCAAACTGGTCTGGATTCTGATGATGAGGTGATTACACTTTTCCAACAGATCTATGACACCAAAGCATACACTTGGTTGCAAGGGTTTTATGGTCGGTTTCTTCGTGATCTGATTGAGGAAGGTTTAATCAACACTTGTGACAGTTGAATAAGTGGCACAAGACCCCTTGCGGTTTGAATCGTGAGGGGTTATTCTACATTCGTTCCTGAGAAATCCAATGGTTTTTGCCATCTCAAAACTGAACAACTGCACGTATACTCTGGATGCAAACAATCAGCGGGTTTTGATGTATGCTCCGCTGCTGCCCGATGGTTCATATGAAACCGCAGGATCTGCCTATGATTGGGTAGAATGGGATCGCCTGGAAGGTGATATCCTAGAAGAGGCAGATCGTATTCACAAACTCCTGCTTGCTGAGGTGTGACAGTTACCAAAGTGGCACACACCCCCTTGTGCTCCGCCTGAATCCGTTCTACATTACATTCGTCCCTGAGAGACACACCATGCTGACTGGTTCCAATCTGCTTGCTAAGGTCAATGAGATGCAAGCACAAAACCCGCCTGCTAAGATGTCTGAAATCGTTCGTGCCTGTGGGTATGATCACGATGGCAAACTTCAGTATACTGCATTCTACACTGAACTGCTGACTGTTAAGGGTCTGATCAACAATGAGACTTTGGAGAATGACATCTCCGAAGAGAATCAGGAAGTGTATCAGGAACTCTGCAATCGTTATGGTGCAGATGCAATTGATGCATTTCTGGAACTCTATGATGAGAATGATCTGGGACATTTCGAAGATGCTTATCAGGGTTCTTATGATTCTGAAGCAGACTTTGCCGAACAGTTTACCACTGATGTATACGGTTATGATGCTCCTTCGTTCGTGGTAGTTGACTGGGATGCTACCTGGAACTGCAATCTTCGTTATGATTTTGATTTCGAAGATGGGTTCGTGTTTAACAAGAACTGGTGATCTCGACTAGATGACATCATGATCTCGATGAGACATACAAACTCGTCGAGATCCTTTTTTATATCGATATACAATATACGATAAACTAGATCTCGACACATATAACATACATCTCGACACACATACACATGAGCGTCTAGATGTGCAAGAATATGTGCGGGCATTCTTGACACACACGGGATCATGAGCCCGCCTTATGTGCAAGAATATGTGCTTCACCCCACTCACCCCTTCCCACACCATCTAGATGTGCTTTGTTTATATTCTCAATAAAATCTTCCTTATTGAGAATAATATCTAGAAATCTTAAATATTATAGATACCTTTGGTATCGTTGATCCGAAGGGTTTAGCCACTTTAAAGACCCAAAGGGCAACAGTCAAGATATCTTGTGCCAGTTCAGCAAGTGGCACAAGACCCCTTGTGCCTACCCGAACCCCGTGCCATACTACATTCGTGGTTGAGGAATTCTCTACACTCACCTCCCACACCCCAAATGTAATGAAACTCTTTTCTGACAAATTCATTCAAACTCTGATTTTCAATGTTGCTACCATCGCCGCAATCGTTGTGGGCACTGTACAATTTGGTGTTCGTGCTTACAAAGAAAACAACGGCAACGAAAAAGTTCGCAAGGTGATTCAAACCGTGCTGCGCTTTATTAACACAATCGTGACTCAATTGTTGGTAGTTGTTGACACTGATGTGCCAGTTGTGAAAGTGGCACAGAAAACTACCAAACGCTCCTGATCCCTGATACATTACATTCGTCCCTGAGAGACACACCATGTTTGATGAACTCTGGTCTGAAATCCAAGACGCTCCTGGTGAAATCTTTGACCTTGACATTCCTGAACTTCGTGATGAAAAGTTCGATGTCAATGAGTACCTTGCCGCTGATTACGATTACTGAATCATGAATAGCGATCTTCTCATCATTCACTATAAAGATGGAACTTCTCAAACTCTGAAGGTTTATCATCTTTTGATTGTTCTTCCTTTGCTTGTGTTTCTAATCCGATGACTCCCACCACTCTCACCTTTGAGGAACTGGATGCCATTCTGGCAATCATTGAGCACCACACAAAAGAAAGTTGGCATGAAATGGTTGAGATCACTGGTTATGATGCAGGTATCTGCAGTGATCTCTATGACAAACTCACTGAAATGAGGGATGAAGTCTGATGTTATTTCAAGTTACTGACATTGAGTTTGATTTTGATGATGAAGACATCCACACCGACGAATACAATCGGTTGATGGATGAAACAATCGGTCAAATCTGGGAGGCAGATGATGAGGATGATTTAGTAGAAGAGATCACCTGTGCAACAGGTTGGCGCATCAAATCCATTGATTATCGTCACGTTCTCCGATGACACAAACCGACATTATTTCAGTTCGTGAACAAATCCAGGAGGACATTCTCTCCTATGCTAGTCTGATTGATGATGAGCAATTCTTCCTGAACGATGATGTTCTGGATGCTCTTTGCAACATCGTTTGTGACAACTTCACCGCACTCCTCAAATGACTCTCACTGACAACCAACTTGACCAACTGATTGACAACTACGCTGAGCGTATTGTTGATGACATGGACGTTAAGTGTTTGATGCAATTTGTATTCGATACGATTGTTGAGAACCTGCGTGGTAAAGATGAAGAAGAAGTGTTAGGTGAGATTTCGTATGTTTATGATGAAGATGTGATTCAAGAATTGATTGAGAGTGTGACGGTTCAGTAAGTGGCACAGGGGGGATTGCGGTCCCCCCTTTTTCGTGCCATACTGATTCCATCAACAGAGAACCGATGCAGAACAAGCACCAAGAGCACCCCGAAGATACCATCCTCACGGGCGATCTGAGCGTCCTGGACTGGTTCGTGACGCCTGGCAATCTGAGCGTTAAGATTGACGGTGCCCCTGCAATCGTGTGGGGGATTGACCCTGCCTGCGGTGAGTTCTTCGTGGGCACTAAGGCAGTCTTCAATAAAAAGAAGATTCGTATTGCTCACTCTCACGCTGAGATTGATCAACACTATGAAGGCAACGTGGCAGACATTCTTCACGCTTGCTTCGATTATCTGCCTCGCTTTGAGACCATCTATCAGGGTGATTTCATTGGGTTTGGTGGTGATGATGAGTATCATCCCAACACGATCACTTACAAGTTTCCTGAGGTAGTTTCCCAGAAAATTATCATCGCTCCACACACTTGCTACTATGCTGAGAGTGATCTTCGTGACGCGGAAGCATACCCTGATCGTGCCGTTTGGACTGATACCGAAACGGTGAAGTTCGTGAAACCGAATGCATACATCCTGCACAATCAGGAGTCGTTCGCTGATGTAGAAGAGGTCTGCAAGTTTGCCCGTCAAATAGCACAAACTGCAACGTTTGTGAGTGATAAAGAGGCAGCAAAGATTAAGCAACAAATTAACGCTTGCATTCGTGCTGGTGAAGAAGTCAATCCTGCTGACGTTGATTGTGATACTAACCTGCTGCGCCTGTGGGCATTGGTGAAGTCGATCAAAGATGATTGTTTGTTCCTCTGCCGCAATGATGGTCCTGCTGCTTATCTGTACGGCAACAGAATCGATGCTGAGGGTTACGTTCTGGTGAATGAGTTTGGTATGTTCAAACTGGTGAATCGTGAGGTCTTTTCTAACGCTAACTTCAACAGCGGTCGGTTTCAGTGTGCCAGTTGAATAGGTGGTGCAAACTACTTGACAGACCTCCTGTTCTCTTCGTATTCTAAGATCAGTTCAAACAAAGGCAATGGCACATCACAACAATTTTCGTGGCGGGATTCAGTGTGGCACGACTGCACTTGATGAAGAATCAAAGGCAATGGACGACAATGCAAAGTCCGCTATGATTCGTGTTGCTGAGATTCTGCAGAGTTCCTATCCTGAACTGGTTGCACAGTCTAAGTTAGACCAATCCCAAATTCCTGGTGGTGTTGGTTCGTGTGCCCCTGATGGTGGAGTTTGGTTCTACAAAGGTCAACTGATTGCTGCCTTTGAGAGTAAGAAACAAGGTGCAAAAGGTAACGCAATCGAACGTTGGTTTAAGAATAATTTCATCGTTCGTGCTATCAATCCGACTGCAACTTATGTGACGTTTGCATCGGGTGAGGGTGTCGTTGTTGGCAATCCGATTCATCGCATTCTGCACATTGCACACCAAGGTCTCTATGGTGTGATGAATGAAGTGCAGATTGGTGTCAACAACCTGCACTGTAAAGTGGAGGGTTTCAGTGTTGATGAGATGACCGACATTATGCTGCAGACTATCACTAACATCATTGACAGTTAGTGTCACAAACTGGTCGGCCGACCCTGTGCCACCTTTTGAACTGGCACCCTACCCCTGACTCTGCCACCATCCTCCCTCTATACTGATCTCAGATCAAACGAACCCTATGATCCGCTACGAAGTCCGCTACCAGGTGCCCTACAATGCCTGTGAGTGGCGCTCTCAGTTCTTCCGCACCTATGATGAGGCAATGCGGATGGTAGAGTTCTACCGCTCCTGCGGTTCCCCTGCTCACCTGGCGCCATGATGCGATCCCTGACCCGCTCCCGTTCCCCTGAGTTCCACCGCGCTACCATGCTCCGCCTGACCGTTGGTGCTCTGCTGCTGTGGTTGCTCTGGGAACCGATCCGCCCCATCCGCAATGTGACAGCGCAGGCACTGTACACTGCAGGCGACCTGATCGCCCGCTGACCTGCTACAATACTTTCAGTTCAAAGGAACCCCAATGCGCGTCAAGCAAGTCACCACCACCAGCACCCAGGTCTCCCTGGCGGACGGGACTGAGGTTCTGTTCTCCTACTCCACCCCCGTCGCCGCCCTGGTGCCTGGGCGTGGGTGGATGCGGACGGAGCAGACCTACAGCGTCACCACCACGAAGCACGTCAACCGCTGGTTGACCGCCAACGCTAGCACCTATGCTAAGGTGGCGCTTGTGCCACAATGGGATCTGGATCAACTGGTGGCGTTCTGAGGGGCGCCACCCCCTACAATACTCTCAACCGCAACGGACCCGATGCCTGCCCCCTTTGCCGCTTACGTTCCCGTCTGCACAAGTTGCTTCACGGCGAAGCCTCACAGCAGCAGCGTCTCTGCTCCCAGCGGACCCCGCCCCCAACTGACGCAGCAGGATGTGACCGCCGCAGGCATCGTCGCCCTGATCTGCCTTGCTGGGTTTGCCTTCCTGGCACTCACCGACCGCCGCTGATCTGCTACAATACTCTCAGTTCAACCAACCACACCGATGACCTACGCTCAGATCACCGCTGCTCACCTCAGCGCCTCTCAGGCACGGTCCGCTATCTGTGACCTGGCAGACGACTTCTCCTGGGAGACCGTCGCCCGTGAGATGCTCTCCCGCATGAGCGGTGATGAGGCACGGGAGTTTGTGGAGGACTTTCAATCCCTCTATGCCGATTGAGGCACTGGCACAAGGTCCTGAGCACCGACCCTAACCTGCTCTACAATACTCAAGTCAACCAAAGGACACCCCAAATGCGCTACAACCCCCGCACCGACCGCGCTCTGAACATCGATGAGATCGCCGCCCAGTGCAAAGCGGCAATCCTGAAGGCAGATGAGCGCCGCTACGTTGATCAGGTTGCCGATCGGATCTACGATGAGATTCTGACCTTCTACCGCTGGGAGGATGACGTGCTCCGCCTGAATCCCGAACCGATCGCCGCCTGAGATAGTGGCACAACGGAGGGGCATCCCCCTTCCCTTTTGCCTCTATACTGACTTCAGTTCAAACGAAACCGATGATGACCCGCTACGACGTGATCTGCCCCTCCGCTCCCTGGGAGAACACGACCACCGACAAGGACTCTGCCTGGGATCTGTGCTTTGACCTGTCGGTGGAGTACGGTTACGCTCAGGTCCGCTGCAATGGTCTGATTGTCGGAGACTACACCAACGGGCAGTGACCCTCTCCCGACCTGCTACAATACTCTCAGTTCACCCCCCCCCTCATGCTGATCTCCGAAGCGATGGTGATGCTTGCCCCCTACGGGGTGGAGCGGATCGACCGCATCCCTGGCATCACGGGCGCCCAGACATGGAAGGTCCGCCATCACGGGCAGGAGTACATCTACGCCTGCCAGCTGGAGTCGCTGGTCTGGGCGCTGACCCCATCGGATGACTGGGAGGGTTGACCCCTCCCCCCGACCTGCTACAATTCTCTCAGTTCAGACAACCCCCGATGCCCAACCCCATCACCGACCTGTCCTTCACGATCCGCCGCCCCTCCGTTGCCGTTGCCGCTCTGGAGATCTTTCCCCTGGCGGGCACGTGCTACATCGATTGGCAGAGCGGTCATGAGTCTGCCCATCGCATCCGCCGCCGCGACATTGCCCGCGTTCTGATTCCTGGCACTGGTCTGGGGTGGTTCGTGAATCGCTTCCTGGACCTGGCAAACCCTCTCTGATTCGTGCTACAATTCATTCGTTCGTAACCAACCTGATGATCTTCCCTCTCTCCATGTGCTCTGACCTCCAGACCCGTCAGATCAAATGGATCTCCCGTGCTGATCAGGAGCGCAACGCCTACCGCCCCACTGGATACCAGCACTGGGGTCTGCCCGCTTCCGTGATCGCCGCCCAGTACGCTGAGACTCATGCCGATGAGGTGCGGGGGGTGTAGTGGGGGCGCCCTCCCATTCGTTCGTGGTAGGCAGTGCCCCCCTTATGTGGTGGTGGCCGCCGCGCCGCCGTATACCCCCCTAAATTAAATTCGATAGGATCCCCTAAGCTATAAAGTGTTACCCAAACGAGACCTTTATACCATGAAATTCAAAATTTTTTTCGGTAAAATTTTTGCCCCACAAGGTTGATATATAATCTGAAAAATAAATAAATGATTTTAAAAAGGAATGAAAAAAAATAACGATATTCGATCGGTTCAGATTGATCCAATCACTGGTGAATATTATGTGACAATACCAGAATGGATGATAAATGATCTTTCATGGTACGAAGATACTGAGATTCAACTCTCATTGGAAGGAACATATGTTATACTTAACGAAAAGGGTTGAAATGGCAGAAGAAAAAATATATCACATATATGCAAAAGATAGATGTATCTTTCATTCAATTAATCAAAATGAATTTGAGATTACATGGAAATCTTTAAATCGGTTAGTAACAGTATTGGATACTGACTATACGAAAGAAGACTTATCATATGAAGAAGTCATGATGAATCAAGATGTGGCACAAAATTCTTTGTGTTGACACGTTTATAGATACTATGTTATGATACTGAAGTAATCGATTCAAATTATGGCTAAAGGATTTACAGTAAAAGCAAAAAGCCCAATAGCACAGAAACCCGTTCTTACGACAGAAGATTGGGATTATAATCTTGCCAGAGAAATGGTTCGTGGTAAATCAGTAGTGTTCTGTTTGCCTGGTAGAACAGTTTCTTATTCATATCTCAAAAACTTTGTACAACTCTGCTTTGACCTTGTACAGGCGGGTGCAAGCATTCAAATTTCTCAGGACTATTCGTCCATGGTGAACTTTGCACGATGCAAATGTTTGGGTGCAAATGTTCTCCGTGGTCCCGATCAGCTGCCATGGGACGGAAAACTTAACTATGACTGGCAGTTGTGGATTGATAGTGACATTATTTTTGATACCAATAAGTTCTGGCAACTTATACTGATGGACAAAGATATTGCATCAGGTTGGTATATGACGGAAGACGGTCACACCACATCTGTTGCACATTGGATGGAAGAGGATGATTTCCGTAACAATGGTGGAGTGATGAATCATGAAACCAGTGAAACCATTCAAAAACGTCGCAAACCATTTACAGTTGATTATGCGGGATTTGGATGGCTTCTGATCAAAAAAGGAGTCTTTGAACATTCAGAAATGAAGTATCCCTGGTTTGCACCCAAAATGCAAGTTTTTGAATCTGGTCAGGTTCAAGACATGTGTGGAGAAGACGTATCATTCTGTTTGGATGCAAAGGAAGCAGGATTTGAAATCTGGTGTGATCCACGCATTCGCGTTGGGCACGAGAAAACAAGAGTGATTTGATGTCTAACGAACGCTATAATATTCTTTGCAAAGGAAGAAGAATCTACACTTCTCTCACAGAAGAAGAATATTTCGACATTATGGAGGATCTTTCGATAGAGTTCTATCAGAAAGGTTCTCCACGACCTGAAGATCTTGAAACTGAAATTTTATTGGAGGATAATGTATGGCAGCAAAAGCTGGTGGATTAAACAAAAGAACTTCTTATAGTCCTGGGCCCCCTAAAAAGTCTCGCCAAGGCGAGGGTGGAGGAACCAAGTATGCAGCGTCTTCTCGCAATGGAGCACGTAAAAAGTATAGAGGACAGGGTAAAGGTTGAATGAAAGATCTTGAGAACTGGATAAAACAAATACAAAAATCTCATCCAGATCTAAAAGGTCATTCAATTTGCCCTTTTGCCAAAGCAAATACATATAAAATCATAAAAACATCGATTAACGACATTCAACCTCTTGATGAAGAGTTTGGTGTCGTTATTTTTGTTGTTGAAGACGATCTTGATCTTGATTATGCCAGACAAAAGATTGAAGAACTGAATGAGAAATATCCAAAATATAAATTCTTTGATGATTTTAGAGATGAACCGAGTTTTATCAATGGTGTTCGGACTAATAATGGTATGTACAACTTGATTTTGTATCAAAATGCCGAATTTTTAACCAAGATGAGGCAAATTTTGGCGAAAACAAACTATTATGATCTATGGGACGATGATTATTTGAAGAAAATTTTAGAAAAAGACTACGATGCCGTACAAAAAATCAGAAATAAATAAATTTTTACTGAAAAATTGAGTTGAAACAGTTCTCGATGGGTAAACACCTGCTCCTAGAGGTGTATAATGTTCAATTTGACTTGATTAATGACGTAGAATCTCTACAGAACGTCATGATTAAGGGCATAGAACGTGCAAAAATGACGATTTTGAATACATTTTCGCATTGTTTTTTTCCACAAGGGTGTACAGTCGTGATTGCACTTGCAGAAAGTCATGTTTCTTGTCATACTTGGCCAGAAAATGGGTGTTTGGCAGTCGATGTCTATACTTGTGGTGAAGGAAATCCACGATTGATTGCTCTTGAAATCTTAAAATATCTCAATTCCGATAACTATTCTCTCCGCGAAGTCGACCGTTAAATAGAAATAAGGAGATAGCAACCTCCTTCATAAAAGTTCTGTTTTATTTTAAAACAGGAGCTAAAATGTCAAATTTACCCGTTGATAGAGACTCAAATTACATGTATCAAATGTGGGGAACCACAAAATTAGTGAGTGATTATGGTGCATTACCACAAAAAAGAGTGATTCAAGAAATTATGCACGATACTGCACCAAAACATGATTTTACAAAACAAGTTGAACTTCATGAAAAAATTCGTAATGATGAAGATTACGATGACTGGGACTATGGAACCGAACCAGTTTATGGAAAAATATGGTGATACTCTATAAATAGTGGCAAGAAAATCCATTTTTCAATGGCAATTCAAAAAAAATCGCAATATTTTAAAGACATCAGTCTATCTTTTGATCCACATCCAGTGACGAAAGATTTGCCAGCCTTGATAAATGAACGTGCGATTGTCAGATCTGTTAGAAATCTTGTTGAAACCATTCCCAGTGAAAGGTTTTTTAACTCCATTCTCGGATCTGATATTCGCCAAAAACTTTTTGATTTTGTTGATTATGCTTCTGCCAGTATTATTGAAGATCAAATAAAAACAAGTATTAAAAATTTTGAACCAAGAGTTTCAAATTTGCTCGTTCAAGTTGAACCACAACCAGATGTTAATACTTTTGAAGTGAGTGTCTATTTTGATATTATTGGTCTCGAAATTCCAACTCAACAGTTTACCTTTTTATTAGAGGCAACAAGATAATATGTCTTTTACACAGTTCGCAAATCTTGATTTCGATCAAATTAAGATTTCAATCAAAGATTATCTTCGTGCAAACTCTAATTTTACCGATTTTGATTTTGAAGGATCTAACTTTTCGGTACTAATAGACGCTCTTGCTTATAATACGTATATTACGGCATTTAACTCAAACATGATTGTCAATGAATCCTTTTTGGATTCAGCTGCTCTCAGAGAAAATGTCGTTTCTCTGGCTAGGAATATTGGATATGTTCCTCGCTCAAAAACTGCGGCAAAGGCGGAAGTTCGTTTTACTGTTCCAACAACATCATCAAGTCCCCTATTAACTCTTGAGGCTGGATTAGTTTGTGTAGGAACGGTTAGTAATAGTTCATATGTTTTTTCAATATCCGAAAATATTACAAGACCCATACTGGGTGGTTCTGCAACTTTTGGAACCACTACAGATCCGATTAAGGTTTATCAGGGATCTTTATTGACAAAGGAGTGGACGGTTGATGGATCAACAAATCAACGATTTATTCTTGATAATCCAAATATCGATACTTCGACGCTAGTTGTATACATTAAAAACATTAATGACACTGGTCTTGGTCGTGAATATTCAAAAGTTGATAACATTTTAAATCTTAGAAAGGATTCTGAGATTTATTTGATACAAGAAGTTCAGGACGAAAAATATGAACTTTTATTTGGTGATAATATTTTTGGTAGAAAGTTACAATCTGGATCCGTCGTTACTGCAAAATATATTATTACTGATGGTAAAGAAGGAAATGGTCCAACTTCTTTTGATTTTCAAGGAACATTTGTAGATGCTTCGAATAATCGCGTAATTCCATCGACAACGGTATCTGTAACCACTGTTGCACCTGCGAGAAATGGTGATGAGATAGAAAACATTGCATCGATCAAATACTATGCTCCTCGCCTGTATTCTGCACAGTATAGAGCGGTCACGGCAAGAGATTATGAATCTATTATTCGGGAAATCTATCCAAATACCGAATCAGTTGCTGTTGTTGGTGGGGAAGAGTTAACCCCTCCACAGTTTGGAAAAGTTTTTATTAGTATAAAACCAAAAAATGGCACATTTGTATCTGAATTTGATAAGCAATCGATTAAAAATAAGTTAAAAGGATATTCTATTGCTGGTATTAATCAAGAAATAATGGATCTTCAGGTTCTTTATGTTGAACTTGATTCGTATGTTTATTATAATAGTCCTCAAGTTACAAATGTAGATGATTTAAAAACTTCAATTATAAATTCACTTTATCAATACTCTCAAAATGTAGATAATAATAGATTTGGTGGTAGATTTAAATATAGTAAGATTGTGCAAATCATCGATAGAGTAAATGATTCTATTACCTCAAATATTACTAGAGTTATTATTAGAAGAGATTTACCAGTATTAATAAATCAATATGCTCAGTATGAACTTTGTTTCGGTAATCAATTTCATTTTGAACCAAATGTGTATAATATTAAGAGCACTGGATTTACTGTTTTTGGTAGTAACGATATCGTATATTTAACCGATGTGCCAAATGTAGATCCAGTGACAGGTAAACTTGATGGCAGTAATGTGGGTGTGCTAAGTATCGTGGCAAAAACTTCAACTAATGAGATAAGAGTTGTTAATAAGTCCGTTGGAACCGTAAACTATGCAACTGGTGAGATTATTTTAACTACGATTAATATTACATCTACCGTAAAACCAAATAATATTATAGAGATACAGGCATATCCACAATCGAATGATGTTGTTGGTCTTAAGGATTTATATGTTACTTTTGATGTTTCCAAGAGTAGAATAAATATGATAAGAGATGTTATCGCCTCGGGAGAGGATATTTCTGGAATCGTATTTACTAGAGATTATTATACTTCAAGCTATTCTAACGGAAAATTAGAGAGGGAATAAAATGTCGGTTTTTGAGAAAAGAGTTCAGATTAATCAAATTATTGAAAATAGTTTGCCTGAATTTATAATATCTGAGTTTCCAAAAACTTCTGAGTTTTTGAAACAATATTATATCTCTCAAGAATATCAGGGTGGTCCTACCGATATTGCAGAAAATTTAGATCAATATTTAAAACTTGATAATTTAACTTCGGAAATTATAGTTGGTAGTACAAGACTCCTGTATAATATTTCTTCAACATCAGATACAATTCAGGTTGCATCGACTAAGGGATTTCCAAAAGAATATGGTCTATTAAAAATTGATGATGAGATCATTACATACACAGGAATTTCTGGAAATACTTTTATTGGGTGTATAAGAGGATTTAGTGGCGTTACTGGATATAGTGGAGTTGCCACGGTAACAAATCAAAAATCTTTAATTTTTTCTACATCCAAGAGTGCGGCACATGAATCAAATGCTTCGGTACAAAATCTAAGTTCTTTATTTTTAAAAGAATTTTATAGAAAACTTAAGTTTTATCTAACTCCTGGATTAGAAGATGTAGATTTTTATTCTGGATTGAATGTATCTAATTTTATTAAAGAGGCTAGAAGTTTTTATCAATCAAAGGGGACTGCCGAATCATTTAGAATTTTATTCAATGTCCTTTATGGCGAAAATGCTTTAGTTGCTGATTTAGAAACTAGACTTATTAAACCATCATCTGCAGAATTTCTAAGAAGAGAAGTTATTGTTGCAGAAAAAATATCGGGAGAAGATCCAAGTCAGTTAGTTGGGCAGACAATATACAAATCAACTGATATTAATACAAAAGCATCCGTATCTGAAGTTGAACCAATCACCAGAGATGGTAAGGTTTACTATAAAATTTCTCTTTTTATTGGATATGATGAAAGAGATTTAATAGAAGGTACATTTACAATACCTGGAAAAACAAAAGTTCTGGAAACGGTTTCTGTAGGGTCTTCTATTATTTCCGTCGATTCTACAATAGGATTTGGGCAAACTGGAACTCTTATTTCTGGAAATAATACAAACATACTTTATCAGACAAAAACTATTAATCAGTTTTTAGGATGCTCTAATATATTCTATCAAATTAATCAAACTGATGAAATCAGATCTGATGAAGTTATCTATGGTTATGGAAATTCAAATCCAGAAAATAAAATTGAGTTAAGAATAACAGGAGTTCTCTCAAAGTTTAAAACTGCTTCTGATATCTATTTGGTCGATGAAAAGGAGAAAATATCTGTAAAAAATCTTGGAGATTACATAAAAAATCCACAAACTAAAACATATAAAGAAATTTTTGCCAATTCTTGGATTTATAATACAAGTTCAAGATATTTTGTATCTGATATTTTTGGATCAACATTTAGATTGCAAAGTACGATTGACAAATCAAGTCTTGCTTTAGGTGATACTGTTCAAATTCTTTTGAGAGGATCTAATACCATCGTTGTTGATAATGCAGTAGTTGCAGCAATCAACAATGCGACAAATGAAGTGACATTGAACAATATAATCTCATTTGTACCTAATAGCAGTTTAGAATATGATATACGAAGAAAACTTAAGAAATCTACATCATCAAATATTCCACTCAAATATGGGAACAATAAACTATTATCCGATACTCTAAATGTCTATACGCAAAATGAAGAGTATGGGTATGTTGCTTCCAACTCATTACCTAGTTATCAAATTCAAACCAATTTAGTTCAATCTTCTATCTCAGAGGCAAGAGATCCTTTTATATCTGGATATAGTAATCAAACAGGAAGATATTCAATAATTTCATTTACTTCAAATGTTTCATTTATTGATGGTGATAAAGTAGTTTACGAAGCAAGTTTAAATGTAATTCCTGGGTTAATCTCTGGAAGATCATATTATATTAAACTATTAACTCCATCTTCGATTAGACTTTATGAATCAAAAAGTCAACTTAATAGTAGTCAATATGTTGAGTTTGATATTTTATCTCCTGGATCTGGATCTCATACTTTTACATTAGAAAAACATAAGTCTAAATCTTTATCTTCTAAAAATTTATTGAGAAAGTTTCCATTTAATAGGAACTTTAGCTCAATCCAATCTAGAGATTCTAGACTGATTGGTCCTATTGGTGTTTTAGTAAATGGTGTTGAAATCGTAAGTCCAGAATCTCAAGATAAAATTTATTATGGTCCGCTTGAAAAGTTTGAAGTTATAAACTCAGGAAAAAATTATGATGTAATTAATCCACCAAATATTACAATCTCTTCGCCATCTGTTGGGACAACTGCTATCGTTAATCCAGTTATTAGTGGTATTGTATCCGCAGTATATGTTGATCCTCAAGATTTTGATGTTCAAAAAGTAATATCATTAACATTAACTGGTGGAAATGGTACTGGATGTGTCTTAGAACCAGTGATGGGTGAAAGATTTAGAGAAATAGAGTTTGATAGTAGAGACATATTTTTTGGTGGTGGGTTAGATCCTACAGATGAAACAATCACATTTATTAACAATCATAATCTTAAAAATGGAGAGGCAATAATTTATAATCAAAATGGAAATACGCCAATTGGTATTTCTACTTTTAAAAATTCTAATGTTGCAACTTCAACTTTAGTTAGTGGATCTAGTTATTATGTTAAAAGTATAAATCCAAGAACAATTCAGATTTATAATAAACTATCGGATTATAACCTTGGAATTAATACTATTGGAATAGCAAGTGCAACTACATCTTCTGGTATTCATAAGTTTAGAACAGTATCAAAAAATACTTTGAGATCTATTAAAGTATTAAATCCAGGCAGTGGGTATGAAAATAGAAGTTTACGAGTCAAATCTTCTGGAATATCCACATATTATGATACTATCGAATTTAAAAATCATGGGTTTAAGAACGGAGATATTGTCGAATATCAAACAACTGGAACACCAATTTCTGGATTATCAACTACAAATCAGTATTATATTCTAAATGTTGATAATGATCATTTTAGATTGGCAAGAGCTGGAATAGCAGGAAGTATAACTTCAACCGACTTTGATAGGTTTAAATACGTAAATCTATCTACTAGAGGATCTGGAGATCATATTTTTAAATATCCAGATATTAAAGTTTCAATAGTCGTTTCATATGGAAGCACAATAACTGGAGATTTTTCGATTACCCCTGTAGTGACAGGAAAAATTGTAGATGCATATCTTTATGAATCTGGAACTGGATATGGATCTGAAATTTTAAATCTTGAAAAAAAACCGACCATTTCTTTAAAAAATGGAAAAGGTGCGGAAATAAAACCAATAATTGCAAATGGTTCAATCATCGATGCTCAGGTTCTCAATGGTGGGAGTGAGTATTTTTCTACACCAGATTTGGAAGTAGTTGGAAATGGATCTGGTGCTCTATTAAGACCAGTAGTCACAAATCAAAAGATAACAGATGTAGTTGTAATACAATCGGGAATTGGTTATAGTGCAGCAAATACATCAATTTATGTTAAACCAAAAGGATCTGGGGCACTATTTGATGTTAGAGTTCGTGGATTGACAGTAAACGATCAATATAGATTTGGTGAAGAATATTTGAGTGAAGAAAATGATACTTTATCGTATAACATTATTGGATATTCTGAAGATTTGGGTAGAAATTATTTTTCAGATACTGGAAGTGGTCATTCCCCAATTATTGGATGGGCATATGATGGAAATCCAATATATGGCCCATATGGATATTCCATTCCTTCAGATAATACTTCATCAATAAAAATTCTAAATCCAGGTTATACTTTAAGTGCAGAAAATATTGCAGATCGCCCACCAAGTCTTTCTCCTGGATTTTTAATCGAAGATTATAAATTTGATGATTCTGGAGATTTAGATTTTTCTAATGGTAGATTTTGCAAAACTCCAGAATTTCCAAACGGAACGTATGCATATTTTGTTGGGGTTCAAAGAAATCCAACTACTACTAAACTAATACCAAGATATCCATATTTTGTTGGCAATACGTTTAAATTGCCATTCTTACAAGAAAATAAAACATTAAATCAAACATTCAACTTTAATGATTCGGGATTAGTTAGAAATACTTTCCCATATAAAACCCAGGATAAGTATGCAAATAATGATTTTATTGTAGAATCTAATGAAATTTTTAAACAGTATTCATCTGTTGAATCTGTTACTAAAGGTTCAGTAGATTCACTAGAAGTTATTGAGGGTGGTGATGGGTATAAGGTTAACGATTACACAATTTTTGATGATAGCGGAACGAATGGATATGGTGTAAAATCAATAGTAAGTCATATAACTGGAAAAAATATTGAAAAAATAGAAACTTCATATGAAAAATACGAAAATTCAATTTTTGTTTGGAACAATGACCAATCTATAACAGTATATCAATCAAATTATAATACTTTAAATAACAACGATTCTGTTATCATATCTGGTCTTAGTAGTTCAATATTAGGATTGTCTGGAGTTTTTAATGTTGGTGTTTCCACAGAAACTGTTTCTTTGTTTAAAGCAGTTCCAGCAAACGTAGTTCCTAGTGGAGTAATAGAAGATATCTATGTTTCCAAAATCCCACAAAGTATTTCTATTGGTAGTTCTATAAAAATTGATGATGAGATAGTTACTATTTTAAATGCTTATCCAGAAGGTTCAATTTTAAGAGTAAAAAGACATTCTGTCGGATCTGCACATACTTTAGGGGCACTGGTAACGGTTTTAAATAATCGATTTAATATTACATCAAAATCTCCATACTTTGATTCACAAATAAATGAAAAAGTTTATTTTAATGGTGTTCAATCTGTTGGAATGGGTACAACCTCAGGATTACAGATTGATACTGCACATACAGTTGGTGAGATTACAAAAAATATTTCTATTCCAACACAATCGATTTATTTACCAAATCACCCATTTAAAACTGGGCAAAAATTATTTTTAACTAAAACTCCATCTTCTTCATCATTTATTGTAGGAAATAATCCGTCTGGAACAACATTTAATTTACCAGATACTGTTTCGCAAACTTCAGAAGTTTATATTATTAATAAATCTAATAATTTTATCGGATTAACAACACAAGTTGGATTGACAACAAATACAAATGGATTATATTTTTATAGTAATGGTTCTAATAACTCCGAATACTTATTAACCAGCAACTTTAGGCAAGTTACTGGTACAGTTGATAGACTGGTAAGTAAAATAACAACCACAACCGCACATGGATTAAAAAATAATGATGAAATAAGTTTAAATGTAGTACCAAATGTAAGTGTTGGTATAGGATCAACTACACCTGTTCGTTTAAAATATAATCAAGAGTATGCTAGATTATTAGTTAATCCTATAGGATTTTCTTCTGCTGCTATTAACACAACTACAAATAAGATTACTATTTTCAACCATGGATTTGAAAATGGTGAAAAAGTTTTCTATACGAGTTTAGATACTATTGCATCTGGATTGACAACTGGATTTTATTTTGTTGATAGAATTGATTCAAATAATATATCCCTATCAGAAACTTATTTTGATACCCAACAAGATTTTCCAAATATTGTTGATATAATTGGCATTGGTGGTAGTATGCACCAACTTTCTAAGATTAATCCGCCAATAACTGTCACAAGAGGAAATGATTTAGTATTTGATGTTACGGATTCTTCTTTAGCAGGTTCTAAACTTAAGTTTTTTACGGATCAAAAATTTATTAATGAATTTATAAGCACACAAGAAAGCAGTTCATTTAATGTTACTGGCATTGGTACAATCGGAGTTGTTGGGTTGGGAACAACAGCATCTGTAACATTAAAGTATTCAGACAAATTACCATCAAAACTATATTACTCTTTGGAAAGAAGTGGATACATAAGTACCTCTGATGTCGAGGTTAAAGATTATTCTTCTATAATATATGAAAATAGTCATTATCAAGGAGAGTATAAGGTTTATGGTATAACAACAAATACTTTTAATTTCTCATTATCTAAAATTCCAGAATCTTTTTCATATACACAACAAAATTGCGATATTTTAAAATATGCCACAACATCGGAAAGTGTTAGCGGACCTATTGAGAGACTAAAAATTCTTTCTGGTGGTTTAAACTATAAAAAACTACCAAAATTTGTATCTGTAAATAGTGCTGATGGGCAAAATGCAAATATTAAAGCCAATTCTAAAGATATAGGTAGAATTAAAAATGTTAGAATATTAGATATTGGATATGAATACGCATCCGATAAAACTTTAAGACCAGAAGCATTTGTTTCGCCATCTGTATATTTAAACGGATCTGATAAGGTAGAAAAAATAAATGTTATTTTTGGTGGTTTAAACTATATTTCTCCACCAAATCTTATACTCTACAATCCCACAAGTAAAAAAATTGTAAATACGACTTCTTTAAGTGCAAAAGTTCCTAATACAACAATTTCTTCTGTAGATTTAGTTGCACCAATCTATGGATTAGAAACAACTGGACATCAAGTTATAGCAATCAACAATTCCAATGGTGTTGGTATTAGTTCCATTACTTCTGGTCTGTCTGGTGTTGTAACTTGCACTTTAACAACACCATTCACTGGATTTAGTACAAATATCTTTAAGGCTGGAGATGAAATATATGTTGAAGGTATCGAAAATGCTACACCAGGAACTGGATTCAATTCTTCCGACTATGAATATAAGTTTTTCACAGTTTCATTATATGAAAACACAAATCCTGCTAAGTTAGAATTTAGTGTTTCTGGACTTACTACAAATCCAGGAGTAGCTAAGACATTTCAGGCAGGATATGCCAGTATTGTAAATAGAAGACATTATCCAGTTTTTGAGGTTCTGCAGGATAGAACGATTTTCGAAAAAGGTGAGCAAATATATGTCAATAATGGTAGAGGGTTCTTCGAAAAAGATGTTTATATTTTAGACTCTAGAAAAGAATATGTTAAATTAGAAGGAACGTATGTAGATGATCTTGCTGCAGGAAATATAATACGAGGTAAAAGATCTGGTGCGATAGGAACTATCAATAAAATAGTATCAAATAAGGCATTTTTTGAAATTAATTATTCAAGTAGACAAGATTATGGATGGAATAATGAGACAGGAAAGTTAAGTGAAGACTATCAGGTGATTCCTGATAATGATTATTATCAAAATCTGTCATATGCAGTAAAAAGTTCTATCACATATGACAAAATGGTAGATCCTGTTAATAGGTTATTGCATCCAGCAGGAATGAAAAATTTCTCTGATACATCAATAACATCAAATGTTGGTATTAATACTTTATATTCATCAAAAACAAATGATCTGGTAATCTTAGATATTCTTGAAGAAAAAAGGGTCGATTCTATTAACAACTACGATTTAACGGTTGATTTCGATAGTCGTACAGATAAATCCAAGTATTTAAAGTTTACTACTAGAAAACTAACGGATTATACAAAATGTAAAACTAATAGAGTTCTGGTTATTGATGACATCAGTTCTAGATTTTCTAGTAAAGGATTTGAAGATGGATTTGTTGATATTCTAACCCTAGACAATAATTTTGAAAGATATTTAGTTCAGGTCAGAAATCCAGATAATCTAAAAACAGAAGTTATAGAAATTATAGTATTGACTACAGAAAAGGATGTTATTTCTTTAGAAAAATCTTCTGTAAGCACTTCTGGGGAAAGAATGGGAACGGTTGATGCTCAGATTGATTCTTTCCTCAGAAAAAGTCTAAGATTTACCCCAGAAGATCCATACTATAGTGATCATGATATTAAGGTGTTAAGAACCTATTTTAATACCGATACTTTAGGTATAGGCACAAATTCATTTGGATCTGTTAGACTTTCTGGTTCAAATATTTCCGTTGCAGTTGGATTGGCACAATCTATATGTTCTTACCCAATTTCAACATTTAAATCATTACTTGCGAATGTTCAGATTCAGGATGAACTAACTAAGAAACTTAATTATGCCGAGATTTTATTAGATTATGATGGTAGAGATACACATCTTGCAGAGTACTATTTTGATGATGTTAGCACTTTTTCAAGTCAAAACAATATCGGTATTATAACCGCTTCGGTTAATACCTCAGATAACACCGTTTCTTTAGGATTCATTAATAATACTTCAAACAGAGTATCAATAAGATCAAATATTATCGGAATCCTAACTGAAACAAGTGGTATAGGGACTTATAGATTTAAATCATTTGGACAAGATGATGGATCTGAGAGATCATGTCGTTTAGAAAGTTTGAATAATGTAGGAATAAATACGATTTCAGTTTGTTCTCTTAATAAAAATAATGATGCTAGTGTTAAGTCTTTTGTTAGAGTTTCGTGCGGAAATACTAGTGCTTTACATCAAATCTTAGTAGTTCAAAATACTTTAGATTCTGCAATAACTCAATATCCATTCGTTTCAGTTGGAAGTACCAGTGGAATAGGAACTTTTGGAGTAGTTTCAATTGGCAATACCGTAACGGTTAATTTCTACCCAGATTTACAATATACTGCTCCAGTAACAGTTCAAGCATACAATGAAGTTTTTTACACAATCAATGATTTTGATAACTATGTAGCACCTCTAGAGTATGGTAGCGTCAATCAAGAACTACTATTATCTTCTTATGATGGTATTAATGGAAACAGAGCAAATAAAGTTGACTTTGATTTAAACTACCAAGGAACGCCAATATATGTAAAAACTTTCAATCCATTCAGCACATCACAACTGAATAAGGAAACTGGGATTATAACCATTCCAAATCATTTCTATAATACAGCAGAAGAGTTGATCTATACTCCAACTTCAACCTTTATCGGTGTTGGTGCATCCAGCATAGGTATAGGCGTTACTATGGATTATTCTGGCATAGTCACAAATAGATTGCCTGGATATGTTTACCCAATTGTATTGAATGCGAATCAGATCAGGCTTTCTACTAGAAAAGAATATGCACAATCTGGAATCTATGTAACATTTACCGATACTGGTAATGGGAATGCTCATAAACTTGAGATGACTAAAAAATTAGAACGCAGTATAATATCTTTGGATGGAATTGTTCAGCAACCAATAACATACACTTCAAATAGACACTATCTCTATGGGAATATTGGTGCCGCAACTTCTTATATTGCGCTAAGTGGCATTTCAACTATTCAACCGAATGATTTGTTTAAAATAGATAATGAAATAGTTAAGATTAATATCGTAGGATTTGGATCAACACCATCTGGTCCTATTAGATCTCTCACATCTTTCCCAGTAGGAATAGATACATATCCCTTGGTTCAAGTTAATAGAGGATCTGTTGGAACTGCTGCTACTTCACATTTAAATGGTTCAGTAGCCCAAGTTTACAGAGGATCTTTTAATATTGTTGGAAGTAAAGTATACTTTACAGCACCACCAAAAGGTAATACTCGTTCTAGACGTGATCTTAGTAATCTACCATATGTAAAAGCAGAATTTGATGGTAGAACATTTTTAAGAAGTGATTACACAACTAATACAATTTTTGACGATATATCTGATCAGTTTACTGGTATAGGTAAAACGTACAGTTTAAAAGTTCTTGGTGCAAATACCACTGGTGTTTCAATAGGTAATGGTATCTTATTCATCAATGGAGTTTTTCAGACTCCAACAACTATTAATAATAGTGGGAATAATTATACTTTTATTCAAAATTCTGGCATTTCTAGTGTTATTTTTAGTGGCATCACTTCAGCAAATGGAACACAAGTTGAATCTTTATTCGATATCAATCAAAATCAACTACCCAGAGGTGGAATTATTGTTTCTTTAGGATCAACTCCTGGATTGGGATATGCACCACTTGTTGGTGCTTCTGTAACCGCCGTGCTAGATGGTGGAGGGAGTATCGTTGCAGTTGGTATAGGCTCAACTGATATTATTGGATCTGGATATAATGGCGTTGTTTCTGTTGGAGTTACACAATATACTGGGCATACTGGATCTGCTGCAAACATTACAGCAACTGTTGGTGCGGGTGGAACATTAAGTTTTAATATTTTGAGTGGAGGTTCTGGATACACTAATCCTCAAATTTCAGTTTCAGATCCTGTTTACGAAAATCTACCAGTTACTGGAGTTTTCAGACGTGGTGTTGGTGCAACAACAGAAACTGGAAAAAATATGCTCTTAACTGTTGATGTTGGTCCAGCAAGTACTACTGGTATCGGATCTACACTTCACCAAGTTAAATCTTTCAAAATATCCAGACCTGGATATGGATTCCAAGTTGGAGATGTTATAAGACCTGTAGGTTTAGTAACGGCAAGAGGATTGAATAATCCATTGGAAAACTTTGAACTAACTGTTGAATCTGTTTTTAATGATTATTTTTCAGCATGGCAATTTGGAGAGTTAGACTATATTGATTCGATTAAAAACTTGCAAAATGGATCTAGAACTAGATTCCCACTTTATTACAATGGACAACTATTGAGTTTTGAAACAGATCCAGCAGATCCTATATCTTCATCAATAGATTTAAGTGCAGTTTTAATTATTTTTGTAAATGGTGTGCTACAAAAACCAAATGTTGCTTATCAGTTTACTGGTGGAACTTCATTTGTGTTTAGTGAGCCACCATCATCAAGTGCAAAAATTGATATTTTCTTCTATATTGGTGATAGAAATGTTGATATTACTCTTGTTGACGTAAATGAAACCATTAAGATCGGAGATAGAGTATTTGTATACAAAAACCCCAGCAATCAACAAACATTATCACAAGAGTCTTATAGAACTCTCTTTGACATTGCTGGGTCAGATTTTGTAGAAACAGATACTTATGTAGGACCTGGAATAGATGAGGTTAATCTAAAACCAACTGAATGGGAAAAACAAAAAGTTGATAAAGTTATTAAAGGTGATATCATCTATAAATCTAGAGAGACTATAGAACCTCAGATTTATCCATCAGCAAAGGTGATTAAAAATATTACAAATAGTTCTACAGATATTTTTGTTGATGATGCACAGTTCTTTAACTATGAAGAAAATAACTATGGTATAACTATTAATACTTTCGATGCTCTAGTTCTTCCAGGATTTGATCCTGTTGGTGCCGCGTTTACTGCAACTGTCGGCACTGGGGGTACAATATCCAGAATAACAATTACAAATCCAGGATATGGATATAGCACGTCATCGCTGCCGATTAGAATTTCAAGTCCAAAAAATATTGGAATTGGAATCGGAACAACTGCAACGGCATCAGTTTCCATAGTAAATGGTTCTGTTGCCTCAGTAAACATAGATAATCCTGGATTTGGATACACTACACCACCATATATTATTTCCGAAACTCCAGCATATTCTAAAGAACTGGTAAAATCTATTTCAAATGTTCAAGGATTTTCTGGCATTATTACAGGAATTACAACTTCTACAGGTGTAGGTGGTCATCCACTGGCGTTGAAATTTTTCTATACTGCTGACGTTTTGACGGCCGATGATTTAGTTGTTGGGTATCCAGTTTATATCACAGATACAAAAATTGGTAGTGGAGTAGTTTCTGTTGACACTGGTGATTCTTCTATTGTTGGAATAGGAACGACATTTTTAGATAACATTTATTATGTTCATGCCGAAACAAATGTTTCTGATAAGGGATTTATAATATGTAATGTTGCTTCTAACAGCAATGTCATTGGCATTAACACAACATCATATAGTGTTGGATTTGGCACAGTTCCTTTAGGAAGATTTTCTTGGGGAAGATTATATAATCTTTCAAGATCATCTAGTCCGATATCTATAGGTGTAACTGGATTAGTTGTTGATTCTGGATTAACAACTTTCCCAACTATTCAGAGAAGAGCGTATGGATTAAGAAATACTGGTGCTATAAGATATGTTGTGTAAAGGATAAAAGTTTTAAACAAGGTATAAATATAGAAAAAAGACCCCGAAAATGTCAGCAATTGTTACTGATCAGTTTAGAATATTAAATGCTAGTAATTTTGTAGAGTCGATAGAGAATTCTAATAACTCATATTATGTTTTTTTAGGACTTCCAAATCCCACATCTGTTGGGTTTGGAAGATCTGAAAATTGGAATACAAACACACCTGCTCCTATTGATAGTTTTTCATACGGTAGCCACTATGGTGATGTTATGATGTTTGGTAAAAAAGTTTCATCAGCGAATGTTCGTAGAATCGTAAGAAAAGTTGAATGGGTTAGTGGAACAAGATATGAAATGTATCGTCATGATTATAGCATTTTAAATCAATCCCCATTGACAAGGGCATCTAGATTATATGATGCAAACTATTATGTGATGAACTCTGACTATAGAGTTTATATCTGTATAGATAATGGATCATCTGGGATCAATACTGTAGGCAATATATCTCAGGATGAACCAAAGTTCACAGATTTAGAACCTTCTAGAGCGGGTGATAGTGGAGATGGATATCTATGGAAATATCTTTTCAGCGTTTCACCAAGTGATATTATTAAATTTGACTCAACAGAATATATTACTGTTCCAAATCAATGGGATACCTCCACAGATCCTTTGATTAGATCAATAAGAGAAAATGGAAATTCATCTATTAATGAAAACCAAATAAAAAAAGTTTATATCGATAGGCAGGGTGCAAATTATTCCAATGGAATTGGGCAAGAGTTGAATATACTTGGTGATGGAACTGGAGCTAAAGTTCGAGTTGATGTTTCTGGTGGAAAAATTACTAATACTGTCATTTCTTCTGGTGGTAAAGATTATAGTTATGGGATGGTAGATTTAGGACCTATTAACTCATCTACATCAGGTAATAGTGCAAAACTTATTCCAATAATACCACCATCTAATGGACATGGGTATGATCTTTATACGGAATTGGGAACAGATCGTGTTCTCTTATATGCTAGATTTGATGATTCTACAAAAGATTTTCCAATAGATACAAAATTTGCACAAGTTGGAGTTGTTAAAAATCCAACTTCTATCGGATCAACTCAAGTTTATACTGGAAACACATTTTCATCGTTAAAATCTTTGAAGTTTTCTTCTATTACTGGAACTCCTCAAATAGGCGAGAAAATATCACAGTCAGTTACTGGTGGAACAGCTTTAGGATATGTAGCTTCATATGACTCAGAATCTAAAGTTCTCAAATATTTTGCAGATCGATCTCTATTTTGGAATCAAACAACACTAGATCAGACTGATTATATTGGTATATCAACTAATGGAAAACCATTTGCGTTCCAATCTTCTGGAAATTTAATCAACGGATTAAGTTCTGGATTCTCTGCTTCTATCGATGTTAGTTTCTCGGGAATAACTACAAATATCTCTGGAACTAAACTTATTAATCTAGGTGTTAACTTTACAAATGGACTAGCAGATTCTGAAATAAATAAAGGATCAGGAGAGATTATTTACATTGATAATAGACCAATTATCAATAGAAACTCTCGTCAAAAAGAAGATGTTAAAATCATTCTGGAATTTTAAAAAATGCCCGCAAAAACTAATTTAAATATAAGTCCATATTATGATGATTTTGATAAGAATGATAATTTTTATAAAATATTATTTAAACCTGGGTATCCAGTACAAGCAAGAGAGTTAACTGGATTACAATCAATCCTTCAAAATCAAATAGAGTCATTTGGTAGTCATATTTTTAAAGAAGGATCCATGGTTATTCCTGGATCAGTTACATACGATAACAGACTTTTTAGTATAAAAGTAAATCCATTTCATCTAGGTATTGATATTACAGTATACTTAGATAGTTTAATTGGAAAAAAAGTCAAAGGGGAAAATTCTCAGATAGTAGCATCTATAAAATCTTATTCAATCCCACCAAATGATGGTGCAACTGATATAACTTTATACATAAAATATCTTAATTCTGGTATATTTCAAAATGATTCTTCAACTTCTCAATTAGAACAATTTTTAGATGGAGAAGTTTTAATCCTTGAAGAAAATGTGCAATATGGAAATACTACTTTAAATACGGGTGATACAATATTAACTCTAGTTTCCACTAATGCAACTTCTGTAGGATCTGCCGTTGGATTGACTGATGGAGTTTATTTTATTAGAGGAACATTTGTTGATGTTCAAAAAGATTTGATTATATTAGAACCATATTCGACTTTACCAACCTATAGAGTTGGTCTGACTATTTCCGAAGAGATCATAACCTCAAATGATGATACTGACTTAAATGATAATGCTAGAGGTTTTTCTAACTATGCAGCACCAGGTGCTGATAGATTAAAAATAAGTGTTAAGTTGAGTAAAAAAAGTATTAATGATTTTGAAGATACCAACTTTGTCGAACTTGTAAGAGTAGATAGTGGTGAAATTAAAAAGTTACAAAATAAGTCCGTATATTCTGAAATACAAAAATATCTTGCAAAAAGAACCTATGAAGAATCTGGAAATTATGCTATAAGTCCATTCAATGTTGAAATTTTAGAGTGTTTAAATGATGAGATTTCTTCTGGCGGTGTTTATACAGAAACTCAAAAAACTGAGCAGGGTAACACTCCATCAGAAGATTTGATGTGCGTTAAAGTTTCTCCAGGAACCGCATACGTAAAAGGATTTGATATTACTTTAGATGGATCCAGAATAATTGATGTTAAAAAACCAAGAGATATAAGGACTGTAGACGATTCTCTAATCCCATTTGAAATGGGAAATTTATTGAGAGTAAACAATGTAACTGGATCTCCACTAATAAGCTTAAATAATAGTAATACTGTTCAACTTTTTAATAAAAGAAGAAATACTTCAACGACAAATGCTGGAACTGGAACACAAATTGGTGAAGCAAGAGTATATGCATACAATGTAACTGATGCGGCATATACAAATGCTACAACTTCTTGGGATTTATATCTTTTTGACGTTCAAACATATACTTCAATATACACATCTAGAATTGTTACGGCGGCCGAAGCTCCAACAACTTCTTTTGTTAGGGGTGTAAGTAGTGGTGCAACTGGTTACGTTGCAAATAGAGTAAATCCCAATACCTTAAATTTAACTCAAACTTCTGGAACATTTTTAGATGGCGAGCAAATAATTTTTAATGAAAACAGCAATATTTCAGCATCTGTTTTAAGATCTACAGCATATACAACTAACGATATTAAATCAGTATATCAAGATTCTACAGCATTAGATTCTAGATTGAAAAGAGATTTTATTGCTGATACAGTTTTATACAGATCATTACCACGTGGATTTAGTTTAACTGACAGGATTAGTGTTACTACAGGTGGTAGTGTTACTTGCCCAGGAAAATCTTTCGTGGGTATCAAAACAGATTCTATTATAAGATATCAAAAAGCTGGGGCTTCTGCAGAAACTTTTAACAGAGTTTCTGCAATATCAGCAGATGGATTTACAATGACTGTGACTGCTTTAGATTCATCAGTCACTGGAGTATGTGATGGAACTCTCCCAAGCTCCTCAACCGAAACAACTACTTTTAGTGTCGCTGTTCCTCAAATAGCAAATGTAAATAATGCTTCTCTATATACACCACTACCAGAAAAAAATATTGCATCTATAAATTTATCTGGTGCAAATTTGGTTGTGACAAAGCAAATTTATGAGTTAAGTACCAATTCTTCGGGAGAACTAACTTCCCCCATTACACTAGCAGATGTTGGAATTACTAGTGCTTTCTTTGAACCATTTGATGCCGAAAAGTATTCTATTCATTACAGTGATGGGTCAACAGAACCTCTTACTTCGGATCAATTTATTCTAGGAGCAAATGGAAGTTCTATTAACTTTACAGGATTGACTGCAAGCCAAACAAGCAATGTTACAGCAACTGTTACTCTTAGAAGAAAACAACTAACATCTAAAACAAAGGATTTTATTAGAAGCACCAAACTAACTGTCAATGGCACCATTGGAATTGGATCAACTTCAGTTAGTGGTTTAACGGTAAATGATTATTATGGTCTAAGAGTTGAAGATCGTGAGATTTCTCTAAATCTTCCAGATGTTGTTAACGTTATTGCGATTTATCAATCAACAGATACTTCTTTACCAGTTTTGGATGCACTAACATTCGTTTCTGGTTTGGGATTAGATATTAACACTGTTCTTGGAGAAAAAATAGTTGGAAGTAATAGTAGAGCGGTTGCACAACTAGTTACTAGATCGTCTTCAACTCAGGTTGAATTTGTTTATTTAAACAATAATAGATTTGAAGTTGGTGAGACAGTTACATTTAAAGAATCCAATATTGAATCTAATATTCAAAGTATAAGACCTGGAAGTTATGTTGATTTAACTAATAATTTTACATTAGACAAGGGGCAAAAAGACCAATATTATGATTATTCTCGAATAGTAAGATCTGAAGGTGGAGTTGTGCCATCTAAAAAGTTAATGGTTATTTTTAATCATTATCAAGTATCAAGTGGAAATAGTGGAGATATTTTTACTGTAAATTCTTATACTGCAGATAGGTTTAAAAAAGACATACCATTACTTGATGGAAATACTTTAAGGGCATCTGATACAATTGATATTCGTCCAAGAGTTGTACGATTTACTGCAACTAATGCGTCACCATTTGCATTTAGTAGTAGATCGTTTGAGTCCAATGTCAATTATATAATTTCACCTAATGAGAGTTCTTTAATTGGATATAGTCATTATCTACCAAGAACAGATAAAGTTACTATTAGTAAGTTTGGAGAAGTTTCTGTAATACCTGGATCATCTTCAACAAATCCACAAATTCCTTTGAATGTTGATGATGTCATGGATGTTGCTGAAATATATCTGCCACCATACCTTTATGACACCAGAACTCAACCTAGATATAGATTTTTTGATAATAGAAGATTTACGATGCGGGATATTGCAAATCTTGAATCTAGAATTAAAAATCTAGAAGTTACAACAAGTTTAAGTCTTTTAGAACTAGATACAAAAACATTACAAATACAAGATGCAGATGGATTGACCAGATTTAAAACAGGATTTATTGCGGATAATTTCCAAAATAGTTCATTTGTAGATCTTAGCGATCCCGATAATAAATGTGATGTTGATATCATTAAAAAAGAACTAATAAATGCTGTTGATAACTGGTCAATGGATGCAGAACTTGCTCTCGACCCTAGTCTTGATAGAATAACAGCAAATAGAGAGTTAAATCTTAAACTTTTAGATGGTAATATTCAAAAAACTGGAGATCTTTTAACATTAAAATATAATGAGGTTAAATGGTTAGAACAACCACAAGCGTCTCAAGTTGAAAATGTTAATCCATTCAATGTTATTGAGTTTGCTGGCGCTATTGTCATCGAACCAGCATCAGATAATTGGGTTAGAACGATTTATGTTGATAATCATAGAACAGAATCAACTGGTGCAACATGGGTTGAACAAAAAAATGTAACTAGGGAGACTTTAGATAGAGATAGTACTCCAGATTTTAGAGAAACTTTTGGTAGAGATGCTTTAAGAGTTGATAGAGAAATAACATCTTACACAAATGTATTAGAAGGGCCATCAAGAGAGTTTGATTATGTTGAACGAATTAAAGTATCGGGAGATGTGGATCCTTATCTAAGATCTAGAAATGTATTTTATTTTGCAAGTGGTCTAAAACCACAAACAACACATTGGCATTCTTTAGACAATCAACCTGTTGATTTTTGCAATAAACTAATCGAAATTGAAATGGTTTCTGGAACGTTTAGAGTTGGGGAATATGCACGTGCCCATTTAAATGGTCAACTTATAATGAGATTCCCTGTACCACCACCAAATCACAAGACTGGAGATTGGTATAAACCTGAAAAAATATATAATGTTGACATTTATGATAGAACTCGACCAGCACCAGGAACAGATTACTCACCAACTTCAAAGTTGTTAAATGTTGGAGTTAGAGCTTGTTCAAATGGTCAGGATCCTAATATTGGTGGATTTATAACACCTGGTTCAATCATAAATGGTGAAACAAGTGGAGCTATTGCACGAGTAATAAAGAATGAGCATGTCTCCGATACTTATGGTGATATTTTGGGGACATTTTTCCTCAGGGATCCAAATGCTTCTCCACCTCCATCTATCAGAGTTAGAACTGGGCAAAGAACTTTTATAATGACTGCTGTTCCACCTGGAATAACACCAGTTCCAGGAAGCACTGCATATGCAAGTAAAGCAACTGGTGTTTATAGTGGAAGTGGAACTATTTTAACTCAACAAACTAGTTCGGTTAGTGTTAGAAATCCACCCCCACCATCAACACGTCCACCAGAGGTTAGAGATACTGTTACGAGAGAAACTCCACCAGAAAGAAGAGCTGGAGGTAAAGATCCTCTTGCACAATCCTTTACAGTTGATGAGACTGGCGCATTCCTAACAGGTGCTGATGTTTATTTTGCATCCAAAGATCCATCTGCTCGCCTATTCGTTGAGTTGAGAACTGTTGAACTTGGTTTACCTACAAATCAATTAGTTCAAGATTATGCACGAGTTGCACTAGATCCATCAGATATCACAACTTCTTCAGACGCGTCATTGCCAACAAGAATAACTTTCCCATCCCCAATATACTTGGAAGCAAATAAAGAATATGCGTTAGTATTTTTGGCACCGACTTCAGATTTATTTGAAATGTGGGTTGCCACTATGGGACAAAAAACTGTAAAAACAAGCAATCTCCCAGACGTTCAGAGCGTGATTGTAACTAAACAGTATTCTGGTGGAAGTTTGTTCAAATCCCAAAACGGAACTATTTGGACCCCGAGTCAATATCAGGATTTGACATTTAAACTCTATAAAGCAGAATTTGTCACATCAGGAACTGCAACTTTCTATAATACTGATATTTCCCCAGGAAATATTAACTGCCAACCTCTAATCTCAAATCCAATTAAAACGTTACCAAGAAAACTTAAAGTTGGTATTTCTGGTGCGGGATCTTTAACCTCAGTTTTAACTACGGGAAGAAAAGTTGGTTATGGGGTTGTTGGTGGAACAAGTTCGACTGGAATAATTGAAAAAGTTGGTAGTTCTATATCTTCGAGTAGTGGACTTAGTTTAGTTACCACTGGTAGCGGATTTAATGCTTCACAAACTTATAATAATGTTCCATTATATTCTATTAGAGGAAATGGTAACGGAGCTACTGCAACAGTTGTAACTGGTTCGGATGGAAAAGTGTCGACGGTTACAGTTACCGCAGGCACTAGAGGAAACGGGTATGCTGTTGGTGATGTTCTTGGTATTACAACTAGCAACGTTGTTAAAGGATCTGGGGCAACTGTGTCCGTTAATGCAATTGATAGTACACCAGATACACTATACTTAACAAATGTTCAGGGAGAATCATTTGTATCAGGTCAAACATTAATATATTATGCTGGTGATTCTAGAACAACTACTTCCGCATCAATTAATGGATCTTCATCATTAATAAGTGATCTGTACACAGGCAATGTAATTGAAGTTTCTCAATACAATCATGGAATGCATGGTTTGAATAATCAAGTTACAATACAAGATATTAAACCAGATAGAGAATCAACAACTTTAACCTCCGCATTTTCTCCAACAGACACTACAGTGTATGTAAGTAGTACTACGCCATTCTCAACATTTGAGGGAATAGGAAGTACCTCTAGAGGTTATGCTCTTATTGAAAATGAAATTGTATCATACAGTAGTATTGGAAGTGGTCTATTGCAAATAGATTTGAGGGGTGTTGATGGATCATCTATTATTCCACACCCAGTTGGGGCAGCAATTCAACCATATGAAGTAAATGGTGTTTCACTAACTAAAATTAATAAGACGCATACATTACCTTCAAATAGAACATTAATTGGTTCAGGTACTCTCGACAAGTATTATTTACAAATAGACAGGGGAACAAGGTCTTCTGGGGAAAATCAACTTAGTTTTACTGATACTAAAACTGTAGGTGGATCTGATGTAAAAATATCTCAAAATCACCAGTTTAGTAGTTTTAGGCCAGAATTTAATGTCATTACACCAGGAGATGGAACTACAGTAACATCTCAAGTTAGAACAATCAGTGGAACTAGTTCTGGTGGATCGGAATCTTCGTTTATTGATCTTGGTTATGAACCAATCACATTGAATAAAACAACATTCTTTAACACTCCCAGACTTGTTGCTTCTAGAGTAAATGAAGTTGCAAGACTGGGAACTCTTCCCCTGAATAAATCACTATCTCTAAGAATAGATTTTGAATCTGGAGATAAAAATCTTTCCCCAGTTTTAGATTTACAAACTGCATATTTTACACTAAGTAGAAATAGATTAAATAAACCAGTTTCTAGTTATGTTATAGATGATAGATCAAATAAACTATCTGGAGATCCTCATGCTTCGGTTTTTATTACAAAGAGAGTTGATCTAAAACAACCAGCAACTTCTTTACAAGTTTTAGTTGGAGCTTGTAGACCACCACAGGCAGATTTTAGAGTTCTCTATAGATTGTTTAAATCCGATTCTAGTGAAGTACCACAATCTTATAGTTTGTTCCCAGGATATGATAATCTCAGAGATACTGATGGTGATGGTTATGGTGATTTGGTTATTGATCCCGCATTGAATAGTGGAAACCCTGATGCTTATGTAAGACCTAGTGGAAAAGATGAATTTTTAGAATATCAGTTTACTGCAAATGATTTAGATCCATTTACTGGATTTGTGATTAAGATAGTTATGTCTTCCCCCAATGAGTCCGCACAAGTTAAACTAAAGGACTTTAGAGCAATCGCTTTAGCATAACATGATACCAGTAGAAGGGCATAAAAACTTATTTCGTGACGAAAAAACTGGTGCAATCATCGTCGATGATGTAATTGGATATTCAAAATACTTGTCAATAAAAAATAAAAGACAACAAGAAAAAGAAGAACTTGATCAAATTAGAAAAGATATAGAAGAAATCAAATCTTTATTAAAGGAGATAGTTAATGGAACCAGATAATATTAATCTCGATAGTTTAAATAAACTATTCGAGTATGAAAAACATGTAAGAGTGATAGATTCTTTAAATGAAGATGAGTTGAGAACGTTTGCCAAACTATATTGTAAACTATACCTGAAACAGCAGGAAGTTTTATCTAATTTTACAAAAATGGGAGTCGAGTAAATATAAATATATTTTAGATCCTGAGATTATTTAAATAAATGGCGGATATTAAAGTTAGAGTCGGCCAACAAAATGCTGTAAAAGTTATATCTTCCTTAGCTGGTGCTCAAGGTCTTTCTTTGTCTGAATTAATTGATGTGAATGCAGATTTGGATAATTTGCTCAATGGTATGGTTCTTGTTTACAACGGAGTAACAAGAAAATGGGATGCTACATTAACATTAACCCCAGGAAATACTCAAAATTTAGACATTAATGGAGGTAGCTTTTAATGGCAAGTATTATCAGGATCAAAAGATCTGCTGGAACACAAACACCTGCATCTCTAAATTGGGGTGAACTTGCCTATGTAACTGGTATTGGTAGTTACGGTGGCACAAACCAATATAAGGATAGAATTTTTGTTGGTGATGATGGTACAAATGTACTTCCTGTTGGTGGATATTATTATACCTCCATGATGGAGCATACGCCAGGTGCAATCGCTGGTGTTACAAATACTAGAAATAGTGATGGTGGATTTGTAGCCGTTTTAGATTCTTCCAGAAAGGTAGATCAATGGAACGTAGATAATCTTCGTTTAGATCTAAATACTTTATCATCAACAAATACTGATGGTGATATTATTTTAGATCCAAATGGAACTGGAGAAGTTAATGTTCCAGACGATACCTATCTGAGTTTTGGTACGGATAAAGATTTAAAAATAAGATATGATGAATCCGCAGATAATAGATTAGAAATTGAAGGATCTCAAGTTTTCTTTGCCAATACTACCGATAGTTCAAGCAAAGATACTGGATCTGTTGTTTTTGATGGTGGCGTTGGTATTGAAAAAAGTTTATATGTTGGATCAACAATCAATGCTACATCTGGAGCAGATATTGCAGATGTTGTAATAAGAAATAATGTAATTTCAACTCGTTCTGGATCTGGAAACGTTCTATATTTAGATCCATATCCAGATGCATTGGATAATGCTGGGAAAGTGGTCATTAAAGGTGATTTGCAAGTAGATGGTACTACTACCTCGGTTAACTCAACTTCAGTTACAGTTAATGAACCTATTATTCGTGTCGGTGAAGTTACTAGTGTACGAACCGTTACCCAAGCAGCATCTATTGGAGTATCTACAATTCGTTTAGATTCTATTGTAGGAATTAATACTGGAGATGCAGTTACTGGAAATGGTGGATTACCTGGATCTGCAACCGTTACTGGATATAATAGTGCTGAAAAAATCATAACTCTTAGTGGAGCATTATCTATTGGCATATCTACATCATCTCAGTTGACTATAACACATCAATATGATACAAACACCGACAGAGGTCTTGCTTTTGACTATTATTCGGCTGGAACAGCAAAAGTTGGATTTTTTGGTTACACCGATGATGATAATAATCCAAATAGTTATGCACCACCATCGTCATGGACATATATTCCAGACGCAACAATTTCAAATAGCACAGCAACTGGAGTTAGAGGATTTCTTGATGTAAAGGGAATCTATTATCAAACTGCAGATTACAATACAAATGGAGTTGTATATTTTGATTCTCAGGGATTACAAACATCTACCAATAATCCATCTTCACCAGAAATATCATCAAAACAAATACTAACAGCATTAACTGAAGTTAATTTATCATTTTCATCTGCAGTTTCAGTTACAGCAGGAGATATAATACTTCAAGATACTAGTGGTGCATATGGAATTGTAAAATCCACCGTAACTGCATCAACTATTGCACTTACTGGTGTTGAGGGGACTTTTACTAACACTTATAATGTTAATAAAAACAGTGTAAGTATGTCCAGAATACCTTCTACTGTAACTCCCATACATACTAATAAACCATCGTGGACTTCAACTCTTGACGGAGGAACCTTTTAAACATGCAACAAAATCAAAGTGAAGTTGATATAAACGTTTTAATATCATTATATCATCAAAAGTTATCTCAGTTGACAAATCAAGTTATTTTATTAGAAGCAAAACTTCAAACTCTAACAACCGATTTTTCTAAAGAAAAAGAAGATTTAATTAAAGAACATTTAAATCTTCAAGAAAAATATGATGCACTAACAAAATCTAAAAAATCTGAAGAATAGGAAAAATGGCGAAACCAGCTAGTAGACAACAACTGATTGATTATTGTTTAAGGAGACTGGGAGCCCCTGTTTTGGAAATTAATGTCGATGATGATCAAATCGATGATTTAGTTGATGATGCTCTTCAATATTTTCAAGAGCGACATTTTGACGGAGTTGAGAGGATGTACTTAAAACATCCAATCACTCAACAAGATATTGATAGAGGAAAAGCAACATCAAAAACTCCATCTGGTCCTGGTATAGTCACTTCAACTGCAACATCAACGACAGGTTTGGCAAGTACATGGTATGAAACTTCAAACTATATTCAAGTTCCAGATACTGTTATTGGTATAGAAAATGTATTTAAGTTTGACACTAGTTCCATTTCGGGTGGAATGTTTAGTATTAAATATCAGTTATTTTTAAACGACTTATATTATTTTAACTCTGTTGAACTTTTACAATATTCTATGGTTAAATCATATCTTTCGGATATTGATTTTTTATTAACAACAGATAAACAACTTAGATTTAACAAAAGGCAAAATAGATTGTATCTTGATATTGATTGGGGAGCACAATCAGTTGGTAATTTCATCATATTAGATTGTTATAGAATTTTAGATCCAAATGATTTTACTAAAGTGTATAATGATAGTTTTCTAAAAAAATATCTAACATCTCTTATTAAAAAACAATGGGGACAGAATTTGATTAAGTTTAGGGGTGTTAAGTTGCCAGGTGGAATTGAGTTAAATGGTAGAGAAATATATGAAGACGCTGAAAGAGAACTAGAAAGCCTCAAGCAAGTTATGGCACTAGAACACGAACTTCCACCATATGATTTTATTGGATAATGGCACTTAATCCATTTTTTTTACAGGGATCTGCATCGGAACAAAGATTAGTACAAGATCTAATCAACGAACAGTTGAAGATCTATGGAGTAGAAGTTGTCTACATACCAAGAAAGTTTGTAAACAAAAAAACAATCATAGAAGAAATTCAGTCTTCTAGGTTTGATGATAATTTTTCAATTGAAGCTTATGTGAACACTTATGAGGGATACTCTGGATCTGGAGATATTCTTACAAAATTTGGAATGAGTTTACGTGATGAATTGGTTATTACCATATCAAAAGAAAGATTTGAAGACTTTATAGCACCTTTTATGGGTGGCTTAGATGATGGAACTGGAATGGGGGAAATAGTTCTTTCAACTCGCCCAAGAGAAGGGGATTTGATCTATTTTCCTCTGGGGGAGAGAATATTTGAAGTTAAATTTGTTGAGCATGAGCAACCATTTTATCAACTAGGAAAAAACTATGTTTATGAGTTAAAATGTGAACTATTTGAATATGAGGATGAGGTTATTGATACATCTATAGATGAAATTGATACTCAAGTTCAAGAAGAAGGATATATTGCTACACTTTCATTAGTTGGATTGGGAGTTACAGCAGAAGCAACCTCAACTATAGGATCTGGATATGTCGATAAAATATATTTGAATAATGATGGATATAGTTATATTTCTCCACCAAAAGTTTCTTTTAGTGCCTCACCAACAGGATATCCTGGAGATACCGCGACTGCTGTTGCCATTGGAACTTATAAGGGAAAATCTTTCAAACTTCAAAATATCTACTTAACAAATTCTGGAATAGGATATACTGTAGCACCAACAATAACAATCTCTGGAGGTGGAGGATCTGGTGCGGCTGCAACATGCTCAGTTGAAAAAACCAGGTTTGGTGTAACTAGAGTTACTATTACAAATGATGGATCTGGTTATATAACACCACCATCAATAACTTTCGGACCACCGTCTTTTGGTGCAGATGCTTCAGCGATCGTAGGTGCTTCTGGAACAATAACATCTTTAACTATCACAAATCCAGGAATTGCTTACACTACATCACCAACGATTAGTATTTCAAGTCCACCATCTAGATTGGGAATTATTTCAACGATAACATTAAGTGATGGTGGATCTGGATATATTGCAGGAACGTATTCTCTTACACCTTATTATGGTGGCGTAACAGGTACTCAATCTTTGATTGGAATAACAACTGGTGCTGGAGGAGCAGTTTCCACAGTATCAGTGGTTTATGGTGGACTTAGTTATGTAACTGGAGGTCTGTATACAATTGTTGGCGGAAATAACAATTCTATTATTCAAGTCCAATCAACAACAACAGGAATTGGATCTACTGCATTTGCCGTTGCAACTATCGGTGTTGGTGGTACTGTAACTTCCATATCGATTGTAAATCCAGGGTTTGGATATACTGTTGCACCAACTGTGACGATAGATGATAGTGATTCTATTAAAGATCTATCTTATGTTCGTGCGGTTGGTATTTCTTCAGTTGCCTTTGTAAGTGGAGATCATACTGTTAGTTCTGTACTCATCGTAAATCCTGGAATAGGATATACATCGGCACCAACAGTTACGATTGGAGATCCAAATATTTTAACTGGATTTGGTGATTATATCTTTAATGAAATAGTTAGAGGTTCTAGATCTCAAACAAGAGCGAGAGTAAAGAGTTGGGATAAAGATACCAACACGCTTAAAGTTTCTTTTATTGGAATTGGAGCAACAACTAAGGGATTTTATCCAGGTGAAAGTATTATAGGACTTAAATCTGGTGCAATATATTCTGTTGATATATTCAATCAAGATAATTTGTATGATAAATATAGTCAAAATGACGAGATTGAAGAAGAAGCAGATCTTATTGTAGATTTTACAGAATCAAATCCATTTGGTACTTATTAATGTTAGGAACATATTTTTATCACGAAATCATTAGAAAAACTGTCATTTCTTTTGGAACACTGTTTAATCAAATTCATATTAGACATGAAGACTCTAATGGAAGTGATATTAGTGATATAAGAGTTCCTTTGGCATATGCACCTGTTCAAAAATTTCTAGCAAGAATACAACAACAACCAGAATTAAACAAACCGATACAGATCACTCTACCCAGGATGTCATTTGAAATGACATCTATTAGATATGATCCAACAAGAAAAACAAATATAACTCAGACATTTAAAGCTTTAGATGGACAAAATCTAAAAAAGGTTTTCATGCCAGTTCCATATAATATTGGGTTTGATTTAAATATTTTAACAAAACTAAACGATGATGCTCTACAAATAGTTGAGCAAATATTACCATATTTTCAACCATCATTTAATATGACTATCGACCTTGTCGATTCAATTGGAGAAAAAAGAGATATTCCCGTAGTTTTAGAAAATATTTCCTTTCAGGATGATTATGAGGGAGACTATTCAACAAGAAGAGCATTAATCTATACATTAAGTTTTACTGCAAAAACATATCTGTTTGGTCCAATTGCCGAAACATCAGATGGACTTATTCGTAAAGTTCAAGTTGATATGTATACAAACACGGATATTGCAACTGCAAAGAGAGAGATGAGATATACAGTTGTGCCAGATCCTATTGATGCGGAACCAACTGATAACTTTGGTTTTGATGAAAACTGGGAATTTTTCGGAGACTCTAAAGATTTTAGCCCAACCAGAAAAATAGATATTTGATATTATGAAAACTAATTATGACCAAATAGATGAAGCTCTTAACATTAAAAGCGAAATCATTAATGTTGAAAAAGAAGTCTCCCCTATTAAAATAGAAACTTCATCTAGTAATGATATTAAAAAAGATTATGAATACACAAGAGCAAATTTATATTCATTAATAGAAAAGGGTCAAGAAGCCATTAATGGCATAATGGAGCTAGCTGGAGAAGGTGGTTCACCAAGAGCTTATGAAGTTGCTGGACAGTTAATTAAAAGCGTTGGTGATGTAGCAGACAAACTGATTGATTTACAAAAAAAACTAAAGGATGTTGAGGATCAGAATGTAAATACTACTAACAATGTTACCAATAACGCGGTTTTTGTCGGATCAACATCGGAACTTTCAAAACTTCTTAAACAAGGTTTTCTAAATAGTAAAGAATAATCGTGTTTTTTTAATGTAATGTCTTGGTCTAATAAGTATAAAAGATCAATTGACTGTGAAAACCCACAAGGATTTTCACAGAGAGCTCATTGCGAATCTAGAAAAAAAAGATCGAGAGGTGAAAAAACAAAATCTAACTCCCCATTCAACGAAGAGCTTAGATTAAAAACACATAAGACAGTTGAAGAAATTGCAAAGAAGCATCGTTTAGATATTTCTTTCATCCAAAAACAACTGGATATGGGTGAACCAATTGAGCATGAGCATACAAAAGACCATGAACTTGCTATGGATATTGCCCTTCAACATTTAGACGAAATACCTGATTATTATACTAGATTGAAAAAAATGGAGGCAGATGCCAAAAAAGAACACAAAAAGTTTAAAGACGTAAATGAAGATTTACGTGATTGGTTTTCAAAATATCATCCAAAAGGAAACTGGAGAAGATTTAATACTAAAGGTGAAGCGATTGGCCCCTGTGCTCGTGAACCTGGAGAACCAAAACCAAAATGCTTATCAAATGAAAAGTCGGCAAAAATGTCTAAAAGTGAAATTGCCGCCGCAGTGAGAAGAAAAAGAAAAAATGATCCTGTAGCAAATCGAAAAGGTAAAGGAGGAAAACCTAAAATGGTTTCTAATAAAATAAATGAAGCATCTATGGTTAGATATTGCCCAAAATGTAAAAAAGACGAAACTCGTGACAAATGCAAATATGGTCAAAAATATTGGGACATGTTTTCCATGCCGATTGCTTTAGGATCAGATAAAAAATATACTCCAAACACTCCTCATCCAGGGAATATGCCAGAGGCATATGATCATGAGTACTCAATGGCCCGTTCCGAGTTGGCAACGATTATTAAAGCTGCCACTAAGTTGAAGAAAAAAATGGAGAAAGGTGAAGGAAGCATTGAGGCTTGGGTTCAATCAAAAATCACAAAAGCAGCAGACTACATTGATACTGCCGCAGATTATGTCGAAAGTGGTGAAATGAGTGAAGAATGGAAGCAACTTGATGAGTTGTGGGGAAAGATTGCTGTTGGAGCAGGATCTTTAGCATTACCATATATTTTAAAACAATTCAAACCAGTAGTAGATAAAGCAATCGATAATCAAAGAAAAACTTCTCCTATTGGTGGTGAAAAAAGAGTTCCTCAAACAGAAGAATATATTGAGGAAAAGAATGTTCCAACAAAACCATCACTATGGTCAAGAGCAAAGTCACTTGCTAAACAAAAGTTTGATGTCTATCCAAGTGCATATGCAAATGGATGGGCTTCAAAATGGTACAAAAATCATGGAGGTGGTTGGAAAACCGTGAGTGAAGATTGTTGGGATGGTTATAAAGCAGTTGGTATGAAAAAGAAAGGTAAAAAAATGGTTCCAAACTGTGTACCAACTAATGAGAATATAAGTTTTGAAGTTGGTGGAAATAAACTATCTTCTGCTCAAGAAAAGTTACATAAAATGAGTCCTGAGCAGAGATCACAACTTCCACAAAAAATGGTTAAAAAGTTAGTAGGCCCTGATCTTCCACCATTAAAAGCATCTCCTGGTTCTTTGGTAAAGTTGGCAGATTCATATTCTAATTGGAGAAAAGAACTTTCTGAACAAATTGGAGTTCCTTTGAAAGAACCAACGGATCGTGCAGCCAAAGAACAACTTGAAAAAATGATACCAAAGGGTGAAAAAGTTCACTTATTTAAGAGTACATTACAAAAGGCACATTATGAACCAGAAGGTGATATGATAGAAGATTGGCAATCAGTAAATCGTAAAGACAAAACTGATGGTCTAAGTCAAGCAGCAGTTGATGCTTATCGCCGCGAAAATCCAGGTTCAAAACTTCAAACTGCTGTAACGGAAAAGAATCCAAAAGGCAAAAGAGCAAAGCGTCGTGCTAACTTCTGCCGCCGTATGAAAGGTATGAAGTCTAAACTGACTTCGGCAAAAACTGCAAGAGACCCTGATTCAAGAATCAACAAAGCCCTACGTCGTTGGAGGTGCAACTAATGAAATCTTTTCAACAATTTCTATCGGAAAGCATCACTATTAATGGCGACTTTAACGGAACTCTAAATGTAGGTTCCTCTCAACCAGAACAAGCAACCGAGTCTTTCTTTGCCGACGTTGTTTGGGAAGGAAAGATGTATCGTTTGGAAGTGGAAGGCAAGATGCTTCCCAAAAATGAACTTGCAGAACAAATACAAGGAGAATATCCTGGAGCAATCGTTCATAACGTTTATCCAAATCAGGTAAATACTTCAATAATTAAAAACGCACAAAGGTATCAACCAGAAAGATTGTCTTGGAGTGAGTGATTAATGGCACAATTTAATAAAAATACTCAAGATTTTTTAAATCAAGAGAGAACTCTTTTTGAAGTGAATATGATCGCCAATAAAAATGGCGAGGTAGTTACTATTAATAATCCATTTCCAGTTACTCTACCACCGATAGCAACTGATGCATTTGGTAGACTGAGAATGTCTACTCCACTTACACTTTTTGATAGTTCGCACAGATATAGAGATAATAATCTTTGGGGGGATTTAGTTGTTGGTACTGGTTCAACAGTTGGATTTTCAACTACACAAGGTTTGATTAATATGACTGTTGGTGTTGGAAGCACTGATTCAATTGTAAGAGAAACCACGAAAGTATTTTCATATCAACCAGGAAAATCATTACAAATATTAAACACATTTGTATTTAACCCAGCAAAGACAAATCTTCGCCAAAGAGTGGGTTATTATGGTGCAGATAATGGAATGTATCTGGAACTTGATGGAAGTAATTTATATTTTGTAGAAAGAACTTATGTTCCAGGAGTTGTAACCGAAACAAGAATAGCACAAGCAGACTGGAATATTGATACAATGCTGGGCACTGGACATTTAAATCCATCAGGAGTTACTTTAGATATTACTAAAGCACAAATTATGTGGATGGATATTGAATGGTTAGGACTTGGAACTGTAAGAATTGGATTTGTAGTTAATGGTAAGTTTATTCATTGTCATTCATTTCATCACGCAAATAGAATTAACACAACTTATATTACAACAGCTTCATTACCATTGAGATATGAAATTGCTAATACTGGAATTACAACCAGTGCAAGTACAATTAAACAAGTTTGTTCTTCTGTAATTTCAGAAGGCGGTTATGAACTTCGTGGATTGCAACAAGCGGTGGGAACAGCAATTCAAACACCAGTTGATTTAAGAACTGCAGGAACTTATTATACAGTCATATCTATTCGCCTCAAAGCAACGCCGAATAGATTAGATGCAATTGTAATTCTAACCGCACTCTCAATTCTTGGTATTACAAATAATGCTAATTATAACTGGCAGGTAAGAGCAACTGGAACATCTAATGGTGGAACTTGGGTTGATGCTGGTCTTGATAGTGCTGTTGAATATAAGATTAATGGTGGAACTTATACGGGCGGAAGAATACTAGCATCTGGTTATTTAAATGGTTCTGCTCAAGGTTCAGCACCAGTAGATATTCTTAAAGAAGCATTATTTAAATTTCAGTTAGAGAGGAATGCATTAACTGGAACACCATTTGAACTTTCTCTCGTTGCTTCTTCTAATGTTGCTGGTGCAGATATTTACGGGTCTATGGACTGGGAAGAAATTAGTAGGTAATTTATTATGAGTGAAGTTTATTTAGGGAACCCAAACCTCAAGAAGGCAAACACGCAGATTGAATTTACAGAAGAACAAATCATAGAGTTCTTAAAGTGTAAAGAAGATCCTGTTTATTTTGCCAGAAATTATATCAAAATTGTTTCTCTTGATCACGGTCTGGTTCCTTTTGAGATGTATCCATTTCAAGAGAAACTAATTCAAAATTTCCATAAGAATAGATTTAATATTTGTAAGATGCCCCGCCAGACGGGTAAATCTACGACTTGTGTTTCATATTTGTTACATTATGCAGTATTCAATGATAATGTTAATATAGCTATTCTAGCAAACAAAGCATCCACTGCCAGAGACCTACTTGGAAGATTACAACTTGCTTATGAAAACTTACCAAAGTGGATGCAACAGGGTATTATATCCTGGAACAAAGGTAGTTTAGAATTAGAAAATGGCTCCAAGATTTCATCTAACTCTACTTCTTCATCTGCTGTCAGAGGCGGATCCTATAATGTCATCTTTCTTGACGAGTTCGCTTTCATCCCGAATCACATTGCTGATGACTTCTTTGCCTCTGTTTATCCTACTATTTCTTCTGGACAAAGCACGAAAGTAATCATCGTATCCACGCCACGCGGTATGAATCACTTCTACCGTATGTGGCACGATGCCGAAAGAGGTAAAAATGAATATGTACCCACAGATGTGCATTGGTCCGAAGTTCCTGGTAGAGACTCTGTGTGGAAAGAACAAACGATCTCCAACACATCAGAGCAACAATTTAAAGTTGAGTTTGAGTGTGAGTTCTTAGGTTCGGTTAATACACTTATTAATCCCGCAAAACTTAGAAATCTTGTATATGAAGATCCTATTAAGAGAAATGCTGGTTTAGATGTTTATGAACATCCGAAAGAAGAACATAACTATTTGATGACAGTTGACGTTGCTCGTGGTTTGGGTAATGACTATTCGGCATTTATTGTTTTTGATATCACAGAGTTTCCATATAAAGTAGTTGCAAAATATAGAAATAATGAAATCAAACCAATGCTATTTCCCAGTGTTATTAATGAAGTTGCAAAGGGGTATAATAATTCTTGGTTATTAATTGAGGTCAATGATATTGGTGATCAAGTTGCAAATATTTTACACTTTGATCTTGAGTATGATAATATTTTAATGTGTGCGATGAGAGGTCGTGCTGGTCAACTAGTTGGGTCTGGATTCAGTGGAAAGAAATCTCAACTTGGTGTAAGAATGACTGCTGCCGTCAAAAAACTAGGTTGTTCAAATTTAAAAACTTTACTGGAAGATGACAAACTTTTAACGGTTGACTATGATATTATATCAGAATTGACAACATTTGCACAGAGACACAATTCCTTTGAAGCGGAAGAAGGTTGCAATGATGATTTAGCAATGTGTCTTGTTATTTTTTCTTGGTTAGTTGCCCAAGACTATTTTAAAGAGATGACAGATAATGATGTCCGTAAAAGAATATATGAAGAGCAGAAAAATCAGATAGAACAAGATATGTCTCCTTTTGGATTTATTTCAGATGGATTGGATGAAATGGCATCATTTACCGATGAATCTGGAGATAGATGGTATACCGATGAATATGGAGATCGCTCTTATATGTGGGATTACCTTTAAATGGATTTAAATAAACAAATTAATTTTGAACATCTTTTATTTTTCGATAGGCAATGTCGTTCTTGTAAAAAGATTAAAAACTTGATGGACGATTTTTATTTAACCAGAAGAGATCGTGGATCTTTTGCATCTGCATATTCATATGAATGCAAAGACTGTACCATCAAAAGAGTTTCAAAGTCTAAAAAGAAAAAAGAACATACTTTAAAATGGGAATATCCAGATTGGTAAATGTTCACGTGTGATTTCCCCAATCAAAATGATCATTTTAATAAATACTTTTAGATAATTCTGGATAGCACGGAGAATAAAGATGCCTCTAAATTTAGCATCTCCTGGAATTGTAGTAAGAGAAGTTGATTTAACCATTGGAAGAGTAGATCCAGTTTCTGGTTCAGTTGGTGCAATTGTTGCACCTTTTGTAAAAGGACCTGTAGACTCTCCTCAGTTAATTGAAAATGAAAATGATCTTTTCAATACTTTTGGAGCACCATACTCAACAGACAAGCATTACGAGCACTGGATGGTTGCGTCGTCCTACTTGGCATATGGAGGAACTCTTAGAGTTGTGAGGGCAGATGACACCTCGTTAAAAAATTCTTTTGTTGGTGCAGCTTCTAATATTAAAATCAAGAGTGAAGAGCACTACAATCAATTGGGATATGATGAGAATACAATTACAAACGTAACTTTTGTTGCTAAGAATCCTGGTTCTTGGGCAAATGGTATAAAAGTTGCGGTTATTGATGCAAAAGCAGATCAAATTTTAACAGGAATTACTACTACAAATATTCAAGTAGGATATGGATTTACTTGCGCTGTCCCAGCACAAACAGTTGTAGCTGGATCTGGATCTACTTCAATATTAACTGGATATTATAAAGGTATTATTACGGAAGTTGGAACTAATCAAATTTCAACCAAACTAGTCAGCCTTGTTTCTACTGGTGGAACAGAAACGAATGTTGATTATCAACCAGCGGGAGTTTATGCTCTACCACAAACTGGAAGTGTTGCGATTCACACCAATGGACAAATATCCTCATTTGCAACCAGAGCATTTACTGGAAATCAAGATTGGTTTGAACAGCAATCAATTACTTTAAGCGTTGGTTCTATTGAATGGGATCAAATTTCAAACCGCCCATCTACATCAGCATATGGTGCAGCAAGAGGTGCGAGATTTGATGAAGTTCATGTAGTGGTTATTGATGATAAGGGATCTATTACGGGAAATGCAGGAACAATTTTAGAGAAACACTTGTCACTTTCTAAAGCAAAAGATGCTGAATATTCTGTAGGAAGTCCATCTTATTGGAGAAAGTATCTTGCAACTAACTCTTCATTTATTTTTGGGGGTTCACAACCAGTTGGAGTTGTAACAACTGGATTTAGTGTAAGTGGTGCCGCCACCTTCCAACTAAGTTCAGATACTGCATGGGATCAAGATGCGGACAATATTATTTTTGCAGGTTCAGGATCAAACACTTATACATTATCTGGTGGTTTAAACTATGATGGTGGAGCAGATCCTGCAACAAGTGGAGCACTTACTTCTGGACTAGATGATATCATTACAGGATATACACTGTTCGAAAATACTGAGGAATATGATGTTGACTTTATTTTAATGGGGTCAGCAAACTATCCAAAAGAAACTGCTCAGGCACTTGCAAATAAATGCATTGCTGTTGCAGAAGCAAGAAAGGATGCTATCGCATTTATTTCTCCATATAGACAAGCTTTCTTAAATGATTCCTCTATTGGTTCCGTAACGGTTAATGATATTGATACAATAACCAATAATATCATTAGTTTCTACTCTGCAGTTACATCTACAACTTATGGTGTCTTTGACAGTGGATACAAATATATGTATGATAGGTTCAATGAAACATTTAGATATGTTCCATTAAATGGAGATGTTGCTGGAACTTGTGCTAGAAATGATATCAATCAGTTCCCATGGTTCTCTCCAGCAGGAACATCTAGAGGAACTATTTTAAATGCTGTGAAACTTGCATATAATCCTGGAAAAGTTCAAAGAGATAAATTATATTCAAATAGAATTAATCCAGTTATTCTTTCACCAGGTTCTGGAATTATTCTGTTTGGTGATAAAACAGGATACGCAAAATCATCTGCATTTGATAGAATTAATGTTAGACGTTTGTTCATTTACTTAGAGGATGCAATTAGCGCCGCCGCTAAGGATCAACTATTTGAGTTTAATGATGAAATTACAAGAACAAACTTCGTAAACATTGTTGAACCATTCCTCCGTGATGTCCAATCAAAGAGAGGAATTTTTGATTATGTTGTTATTTGCGATACCACAAATAATACTCCTGCAGTTATTGATGCAAATGAGTTTATCGCAGATATTTACATTAAACCAGCAAGATCGATTAACTTTATCGGTCTTACCTTCATTGCCACCAGAACTGGTGTTGCCTTTGAAGAAGTAATCGGTTCCGTTTAATTAAATTAGAGGTTTAGAGCTATGCCAACCAGAGATCAACTAAATCCACCACCATTAAGAAAGATTACTGACTTCAAGAGTAAGCTAACTGGTGGTGGTGCGCGTTCAAATCTTTTTGAAGTTGAACTTTCTTTCCCAAGCACCGTTGCTGTTGATGGATTAAATGATATTTTACAAAAAGCTAGATTTTTAGTAAAAGGTGCAAACTTACCAGCATCCAATGTTGCTCAGATTGAAGTTCCTTTTAGAGGAAGGGTGTTAAAAATTGCAGGCGATAGAACATTCGATTCTTGGACTGTTACCGTCATTAACGATACTGACTTTGCAATTCGTTCGGCATTTGAAAAGTGGATGAATACTATTAATAGAGTTTCTGATAATACTGGTATTACTAATCCAGCATTATATCAAGCAGATGCATATGTTTATCAACTAGATAGAAGCGGTGCAACTTTAAGAAAATATCATTTTTATGATGTTTTCCCAACACAGGTCGCACCGATCGATCTTTCATATGATGCTCAAGGTATTCAAGAGTTTACTGTAGAGCTTCAAGTTCAGTGGTGGGAAGCAATTAAAGGTAACGCTCCAAATGCTGGTGGAGAAAATATCAACTAAATAGTAAAATAAAAAGTAAACAGATTATACTATGGCAAAACTTTTTGGTTTTTCTATTGAAGATACTAAATCAAAATCTCCTTCTGTTGTTTCCCCCGTTCCTCAAACTAATGAGGACGGGGTTGATAACTTTATTGCTAGTGGGTTTTATGGGCAATACATTGATATCGAAGGTGTTTATAGATCAGAACACGATCTTATTAAAAGATATCGTGAGATGGCTATTCACCCAGAATGTGATAATGCGATTGAAGATGTTGTAAATGAAGCATTAGTTAGCGATTTATATGATTCCCCAGTAGAAATAGAACTATCGAACTTAAATGCGTCAGATTCTTTGAAAAAAAGAATTAGAGTAGAGTTTAAATATATCAAGGAAATCATGGATTTTGATAGAAAATGCCATGAAATTTTCAGAAACTGGTATGTTGATGGAAGACTTTATTATTTAAAAGTTATTGATACAAAAAATCCTCAGTTAGGCATACAGGAACTGAGATATATTGACCCAATGAAGATTAGATATATTAGACAAGAGAAAAAGAAAAAAAGAGAAGAAATATACCTTGGTCCTAACAATGAATCTAATCAAAAAGCATTAAATATTGAGTTTGAAGAATATTTTGCATATACACCAACACCAAACTATCCAACAGGGATGATATCAGGTGCTGGAGGACAAAAATCCATTAAAATTGCAAAAGATTCTATAACCTACTGCAGTTCTGGATTAGTTGATAGAAATAAAGGAACTGTTCTTTCATATCTACATAAGGCAATCAAAGCACTTAATCAACTTAGAATGATTGAGGATTCTTTAGTCATTTATAGATTATCGAGAGCACCAGAACGTCGTATTTTTTATATTGACGTCGGAAATCTTCCAAAAGTAAAGGCGGAGCAATATCTTAAAGAAGTGATGAATCGATATCGTAATAAATTGGTTTATGATGCAAATACAGGTGAAGTTCGTGATGATCGTAAGTTTATGAGTATGATGGAAGATTTTTGGTTGCCAAGAAGAGAGGGTGGTAGAGGAACTGAAATCACAACTCTTCCTGGTGGTCAAAATCTTGGCGAACTTACAGATATTGAATATTTTCAGAAAAAACTTTATAGAGCACTTGGAGTACCAGAATCAAGAATTGCTTCTGATGGCGGTTTTAACCTAGGACGTTCCTCTGAGATTTTAAGGGATGAACTTAAGTTTTCCAAGTTTGTTGGTCGTTTGAGAAAAAGATTTTCTCAAATGTTCAATGATATGTTAAGAACACAACTGATACTTAAGAACATCGTATCTCCAGAAGATTGGGATGTGATGCAAGATCATATTCAATATGATTTCTTATACGATAATCAGTTTGCAGAACTTAAAGAAGCAGAACTTATTAGCAACAGATTAGGTATTCTCGCTACTATCGAACCTTACATTGGTAAGTATTATTCGTCAGAATATGTTCGAAAGAAAATACTTCGTCAAACTGATTCAGAAATTATAGAAATCAATGAGCAAATAGAAAATGAGATTAAAGATGGGATTATTCCAGATCCATCATCAATTGATCCAATTACTGGCGAACCATTACCCCAACAATCAGGAGAGGGTAGTGGAATGCAAGGTATGGGACAAGATGTAATGGGAATGGGTCAAGTTCCAACTGAACCAGATCTTACTTCTCAAGAAGCAGATACTAATGTTAAGTATGAAAAAGATAGTAAAAAAGCAGAGATATAAATAGAAGATATAAATATAGATTAATTTTATGGAAGAACTTGTCGATTTGATTGTAACCGATGCTTCAGCTTCTAATATTAGTAATAAAATAAAAGACGTTCTTTATGCAAAAGCAGCAGAAAGAATTGAGCTTGCAAGACCAGTTGTAGCATCTTCAATGTTTGGTGAAACTGAAGGTTCAGAAGAGGAAGAAGAATGACAACAAAAATTTTAGCAGATGAAATAAGTTTACCAACCACAACTGGTACAGCTACAAGTTTTACTGCTGCAACAGTTGTTCGTCTTGTAAATACTGATAGTGTTGCACGTACAATAACCGTAGTCGAAACTCAAGGTGGAACGGGTATTGGATCAATAACAATGCCTGCAGGAACCGTTGAACAGATTGTTAAAACTGCAAGTCATTGTGTATTTGCAGATAGTAACAAAATTAAAGGCGCAAAAGTAGGATTTACAAACTAAAAAAATGAAACTCATCACGGAAGAAATTCAAAAAGTAGAATTTATTACCGAAGGTAAAGGCGCTGAAAAACAGTGCTATATCAAAGGTATTTTTTTACAAGCAGAACAAGTTAATCGTAACGGAAGAATGTATCCCCTTTCCATAATGGAAAGAGAGGTAAATCGTTACAATGAAAACTTTGTTCAAAAAGGTCGTGCTCTCGGTGAACTAGGTCACCCAGATGGACCAACTGTAAATCTTGATAGAGTCTCACATAAAATTTGTGAACTTTATAAAGATGGTAATAACTTTATTGGTAAGGCAAAACTTCTCGAAACACCAATGGGTAAGATTGCCAAATCTTTAATTGGTGAAGGCGTTTGTCTTGGAGTTTCTTCTCGTGGTGTTGGATCACTAAAAATGACCAACGAAGGTCATAAAATTGTTGGTGAAGATTTTATGCTTGCAACTGCAGCAGATATTGTTGCCGATCCTTCTGCCCCTGATGCCTTTGTTCAGGGGATCATGGAAGGTAAAGAGTGGGTTTGGGAAGGTGGTATTCTTCGTGAAAAAATTGCAGAGCAAACTCAAAGAAGAATTAATACTCTTGTCGACCAAAGAAATCTTGAAGAGCATAAGTTAAATCTTTTCAATGAATTTCTTTCAAATCTTTAATTTATAAATAAATATAGATTATAACACAATCGAAACAAATGTCCGTTGGTAGAAATTTACAAGAAATGGAAAACGTAGTAACCAAAGGAGCTGCAGCTGCCGAACCAATGCACAACATTGCACAGAATGCCTCTGGAGTTTCTACTCCAGGACAAACTGGTGGATGGGAAGATCTCGGTGGTCCTACTCCAGATAATTATCGTCCAGATGACGATTCAGCCAAACTTAATACTCCTGGAGCAACTCTTGCTCAGGTCAGAGATGTAGTTAATGCAAAGGCAGCACAAGCAGAGCCTATGAGTACTCTGACTAAAGAAGAAGTTGAAGATGAAGAGGATCTCATTGATGAAGAAGAAATTGATGAGGAAGAAGAGGAAGTAACCGAAGCTAAGCACGAGGAAGAGGAAGAAGAGGAAGAAGAGGAGGAAGAGGAAGAAGAGGGTGGTAAGAAAAAAGGTAAGAAGAAAAAAAAGGAAGAAGAAATGGAAGAATCATTTGACATCGAAGAAGATGTCAATGCTCTTCTTGCTGGTGAGGAGCTTTCTGAGGAATTTCAAGAGAAAGCACGTACCATCTTCGAAGCGGCAATTAAATCAAAAGTTGAGGAAATCAAAGAATCTTTACAAGAGTCATATGCCGCTGCTCTTGTTGAAGAACTTCAAACTATTAAGGAAAGTTTAACCGAAAGACTTGATGCATATCTTGAGTATGTTGCTGATGAGTGGTTCCAAGAGAACGCTCTCACAATTGAGCACGGTCTTAAGACCGAAATGACTGAGAGTTTCCTTTCTGGTATGAAGCAACTTTTTGAAGATCATTATGTAACAATCCCTGAAGATAGATATGATGTAATCGAGAGCATGGTAGATAAACTTGATGAAATGGAAGAAAAACTCAACGAGCAAATCGAAAGAAATGTTGCTCTGAATAGAAGATTAGCCGAGTCGGTTGCTGATGTAATCTTTGCAGATGTCGCTGAGGGTCTAGCACTTTCTCAGAAGGACAAACTCGCTTCTCTTGCCGAAAATGTTGAGTTTGATAGTGAAGCAGACTATCGTGAGAAGCTGGTAACGTTGAGGGATTCGTATTTCCCATCAAACGCTGGTACTCAAAGAAGCACAACTGAAAATCTTTCAGAAGAATCTTCATCTAGCAACATGGTCACCGAATCATATTCGCCAATGATGCAAGCATATCTTCAGACTCTTTCAAGAGCTTCTAAAAAGTGATTTTTAAATCATAAGTTCAAACAACAACACTTTTAAAAAGAGGTAAAATCAAATGCAAATGTTCAATGCTGAGCATCTGCAGGAGAAGTGGGCACCTATCCTCGACTATGAGGGTCTTGATCCAATCAAAGATTCACATCGTAGATCGGTAACCGCAATCCTGCTCGAAAACCAAGAAAGAGAACTCCGTGAGGAAAGAGCTTTCCTTTCGGAAGCATCCCCAACTGTTAACACTGGTTCATTCAGTGCAGGTGGTGCTGGAGCTAGCGCACACGGATTTAGTGCATCGGCAACTTCACCTGTTGCTGGTTTCGACCCAGTTCTGATCTCACTGATCAGACGTGCAATGCCTAACCTGGTTGCTTATGACCTGGCTGGCGTTCAACCAATGAACGGTCCTACTGGACTCATTTTCGCAATGCGTTCCAAGTATAACACCCAGAACGGAACTGAAGCTCTCTTCAACGAAGCTAACACCGCATTCTCTGGTCAAGACAGTGGTTTCAACCTTAACAATGGCACAAATATTGCTGTTGGTCTTGGTACTACTGCCCAATCTGGATCAAACCCAGGTCTTCTAAATCCAGAAGGTTCACAAACTGCCACTACCTACAACGTAGGTCAGGGTATGAGAACCGATGAGGCAGAAAATCTTGGTTCTGGTTCTGGTGATTATTTCAACGAGATGGCATTCTCGATTGAGAAAGTTACTGTTACTGCAAGATCACGTGCTCTGAAAGCTGAGTACTCATTAGAACTCGCTCAGGACCTCAAGGCCATTCACGGTCTGAATGCAGAAGCTGAGCTTGCTAACATCCTCAGCACCGAGATCCTCGCAGAAATCAACCGCGAAGTTATCCGTACCATCTATAACGTTGCTGAGTCTGGTGCTCAAGCAAACGTTGCTACCGCTGGTACTTTCGACCTCGACGTTGATTCCAACGGTCGTTGGTCGGTTGAGAAGTTCAAGGGTCTGATCTTCCAGATCGAGCGTGATGCAAACGCTATCGCCCAGAGAACTCGTCGTGGCAAGGGTAACATGATCCTCTGCTCTGCTGACGTTGCTTCGGCACTCACCATGGCAGGTGTTCTTGATTACACCCCTGCGCTCAACGCTAACCTCAATGTTGATGACACTGGCAACACTTTCGCTGGTGTTCTGCAAGGTAAGTATCGTGTTTATATCGATCCTTATTCGGCAAACGTTTCTGCAGATCAATACTACGTTGTTGGTTATAAGGGTTCTTCCCCTTATGATGCTGGTCTGTTCTATTGCCCATATGTTCCTCTCCAAATGGTACGTGCCGTTGGTCAGGACACCTTCCAGCCTAAGATTGGCTTCAAGACCAGATATGGTCTCGTTGCTAACCCATTTGCTGAGGGTACAACTGCTGGACTCGGTCGCCTGCAGATGAACTCCAACCGCTACTACAGAAGAGTCAAGGTTTCAAACCTAATGTGATTTTGATTCACATATTCTTCAGACCTCCCGAAAGGGGGGTCTTTTTTATCTAAATAAAAATAAAACTAGAGAAAATGAAACCAACTCCTAGACAATCTCAAGAAATTTACAAAAATTATGAAAAGGTTGTTGAGCACTTAATTAAAGAAGGATATGCTATTGATAAAGAGTCCGCAAATAGCATTATTAATGGTATGAGTGAATCTTGGTTCAATCTAATTATTGAAGAATGAAATCTTTTTCTCAATTTTGTGAAGATGCAAACTGGAACCCATTTGCACCAAAATCAAATCTAAGACCAGGATCTCAACAACAAGTTTTGGCGTATAAAAATTATCAACCAGGAGTTCTTAACAAAGAAACTGGTAAGTTTATCCAGAGATCTCATACAGGTGCGGAACAACAGAGATACGCATGGAAACCAGTAACTGTAAGTTCTTACAGTAAAGTAGATACCCCAGGTTCATTGACTGCAAGTGGACATAAGTTTGACGATAAGCAACGATTAGTTGCGGTTCCATATGCATCTAAAACTAGCACAAAACCATCAATACCATTTGGATCTCAGTTACAGTTAACTAAAGCACCAGGAACTTCGTCACCAGTTGCAACTACAACAGTAAGAGACACTGGAAATTTTGGACCTTCTGGAGATTTTAATAAACAAACTAGTCTAGATCTTGCTCGTCAAACTGCCGCAGATGTTAGCGGAAATCAAAAAATAACTTCTAAAGAGTTTGGCAAACAAAAAGTTTATGTTCGTGATGTTTCACCATCAGTAGCAAAAACAGCACCAAAAATATCTCAAAGTAAAGGTTTAATGTACGGAAGGTACTAAAATGGCATCGGCGTTTAGTAAACAAATACAAAATAGAAATTTTTTATCTCCTATTGGATTTGAGTTTAGTCTAGCAAAAACTCCAAAGGTGAGTTTTTTTTGCAATTCTGCAAGAATACCAGAAATTAGTCTGGCAACAACCATACAAGCATCATATTTGAAAGATTTAGATATCCCTGGCGAAAAACTCACATATGGTGATTTGAATCTAAGATTTTTGGTTGATGAAAATATGGAAAACTATATGGCAATACATAATTGGTTGACTGGGTTAGGATATCCAGAAACAACAGATCAATATAGAGAGTTAATAACTGAGAATAATATCATCGACCCCAAAAAGGCATTTAGTGATGGATCTTTATATGTTTTAAATAGTAACTACCAAAAAAGTGCAATAATCAAGTTTAAAGATTTATTTCCAACATCATTATCATCATTGGACTTTGATTCGACACAGTCTGATGTTCAGTACTTTACAGCAAATGTATCTTTCAAGTATACTGTATATAATATCCTAGGAACTAACGGCAGGCCCTTATGAATCTTGATGAAATTCAGGAAATGTGGCAGAGAGATTCTGTCATTGATCCTGATAATTTACATGATGAGTCTTTAAAAATACCTCAACTCCACGCCAAATATTATACGATTTACAATACTATTACTTTACTCCGTGAGAAAGCAAGAGAAACTTTTAATAGAGTCAAACTTGAACGTTACAACTACTACACGGGAAAGGCACCCATAGAAGTTTATGAAGAAGAACCGTTCCCATATAAAGTTCGGGACAAAGAGGCATTACAGAGGCATATGGATGGCGATGAGAAGTTAAGTAAAGTAGAACTCAAAATAAGATATTATGATATTATGCTTAAGTTCTTAGAAGAAGTGATTAAAACAATTTCAAATAGAACTTTTCAAATCAAAAATGCTATTGAGTGGCATAGATTTCAATCAGGATTCAACTGAGGCAGAAATGCCTCTTTTTTATTGTCAATAAATATTTTTGTATTGATATGAACGTATGTCACATTTGATTATATCTAAAAAGAATGAGGTATATCTTCAGGTAAAGGCAGAACCACACGTCTATTATGAACTTGCGGATCAGTTCACATTTGACGTGCCAGGTGCCAAGTTTATGCCCCAGTTTCGCAACAGACATTGGGACGGAAAAATACGTTTATTCAATACACAGACTGGTGAGATTTATATTGGACTTCTAGATAAACTCACTCGATTCTGTGAAAATCACGACTATACTTATGAGTTTGTAAACAATAAGTTTTACGGTCTTCCTTTTGAAGTCAATGAGATGATTTCAAAAGAAGGTGTGAAAGATTATATGACTTCTATTTGCAAGTACGCTCCCCGTGAGTACCAAGTTGAGGGAGTATACGACGCTTTAAAACATAATCGAAAGTTGTTGATATCTCCAACTGCCTCTGGAAAGTCGTTGATGATATATTCGATTGTGAGATATTACGTTGAGAAAGGACAAAATACTCTGATAGTCGTTCCGACGACATCCCTTGTAGAGCAGATGTATAAAGACTTTGCAGATTATGGG